ACCTTGGCCCGGGCCTTCGGCCATTTGCCGGAGAGGCGGCGGACGGCCGCCACGCTCTCCGTGAAGGTCATTTTGTCGTTCTCCAGGTCACGGATATAGATATTGCTCCCGGCCCGGGAGAGGACGAAGCCGGCCACCTTGGCGCTGCCTTCGCTCTTGGTGAAGGCCATATCCCAGGACTGGATCACAATGCTCTGGTGCGGGAGGCTCTTCGCGGTGAAGGTGTTGTTCATCCATTCCCGCTTGAAAATAATGCCCTCGGCCGGGGCCGGGGCCTGCTGGAACTGGCCGGCGTACTGCGCCGAGCCCATGCTCCGCTTCAGGCTGTCCAGGACTTCCTTATCGAAGCGGGCGGGGTTCAGAAGGTCGCCCGGCTCCCGGACGACCTTCTTCTTGCTGATGGGATAGATGATGGTGCTGCGCTCCTCGGCTTCCGCCGGGAGGCACAGGTGGGTGTACCCCAGGTCTTCCGACAGGACGTAGCCAGTCAGGTCGTTTTCGTGAAGGCGCTGCATGATGATAATAATGGCGCCGTTCTTGGGGTCATTTAGACGGGTCTGGAGCGTGTTCTTAAAGAAGTTGATGCTGTTCTGCCGCTCCGTTTCGCTGTTCGCCATGAGGGGGTTCTGCGGGTCGTCGATGATGATAACGTCGCCGCCTTCGCCGGTCAGGGAGCCGCCGACGGAGGTAGACATCATCATGCCCTGGTGGTCGTTGCGGAACTCGTTCTGCCGGTTCACATCGTCCTTCAGGCTGAATCTATCGCTCCAGTTCCCTTGATACCAGGGGGAGCGGATAATATCACGGGAAAGGATATTGTGCTTCCGGGAGAGGGCGTCGCTGTAAGAAACCTTGATGAACCGCTTGGCCGGCGCCCGCAGCCACGTCCACACAGGATAGCAGACGGTGACGTGGATGGACTTCATGTGCCGGGGCGGGATGTTGACGATCAGGCGGTGGATCTGTCCCAGGTTCACAGCCTGGAGGTATTCGCTGATAAGGTCAGTGTGCCAGTTCTCGATGTACTCTGTGCCTGGTTCGATCACCGGCCACGCCTGGCGGATGAAATCGGATAAGCTGCGCTCCGCCTTCTCTTTACGGATGGCGGCTTGCAGCGCCTCCGGGTCAAACGCTGGGCTCTGGATGTAGCTTGCCCAATAGCTGCTCAAGCTGGCCCAGCTCCTCGTCGGAAAGCCCAGAGAGGTCGAGACCGCCTGCCGCTGTCACGTCCAGGGTGCCGCTGTGGTGGACTTTGGCCTCCCCGGTGATCTCCTGGCGCTCGGTACTCTCTCCACGGCTCAACCGCTCTATTTTCACACCTACATCGACCAGGCGCACGATGTCGGCGGCGGTGATCTCCTCGTCTTTGAGGGTCAGAAGGCGCCTGGTCGCCTTCTTCAACATCTGATTTGCCAAGGAAGCATGGGTTTCCCGCATCTTCAGGATGTCGGCTTCGTTCTTCTCACGCAGCCGCCCGAGGATATAGGCGTCGTATGCTTCACACCGCTCCCGCCAGTGGAAGGCAGAGCTCCAGCTCTCCAGCGTCTGGCGGGCCATGCCCAGGCGCTCCGCCACGCCCCGGATGCTCCGCCGGCTGGTGAGGTCAAGCTTCGGAGGGTCTTTCTCTTTGTCAGGGGGCTTATAACGCATATCCCGATAAAGGCAGAACCGCTCGTACTGCTGGGTGCTCTCTCCGATCATCTGCTCCCACATTTCCCCGTTATAGGCCGGGGCGGCCTTCTTCGGCCTACTCAATGCCGTCTCCTCCTTCCTGCATAAGAATGCGCGGGGGCTGTGCCCCCGCGCTGCGGTAATGTTTATTCGTCTGGATAGTCGCTGCCCAGGAGCTCCTTCAGCAACCGGGCGTTGTCGGTGCTGTCCAGGGCCTCCGTGTCCTCAGGCACTCCAATATCGGCCGATGCCTGGGCGGGATCGCCTTTGGAGAAGACCAGCACCTTTTGGTGTTCCTGACCCAGTTTGCCGGCGCCGACGGCCAGATAGCGGCCAATGTCCCCGGCGTACCCCTCCGGGGTCTCCAGGTCGAAGGCTCCACTTTGGGCCGGGTCTCCGTTGCAGAACACAAGGACATTCTGGTGGGCCTTGCCCAGCTTCCGGCCACTGGCAAACTGCTTGCCGGCCCGGATGGGCAGACTGCCAAAAGGCATAATCAGAATGGCTTCATTGTAGAAGTCCATGCCGGCGTCCCGGAAGGCCGTAATGGTGTCACTCACGAAGTTGTGGTAGAAGCCCCGGCTGTCCCGCACATCCCCCACAACGATGCAGGCGAAGCGGTTGGGCTTCAGCATGGCCGCCGTCTTTCGGATAATGCCCCGGTAGAGCTCTAGGAACTCCGGATAATCCTTGTTGGAGAGGTCTTCCGGCTTGTCGCTGTAAACCTCCAGGTCTGCATAGGGGGGACAGGTAAAGAACAGGTCATAATCCCCCGGGGCCAGCTCTTCAATGTGGCTGCTGTCGCCGTTGATCCAGTTGGGAGGAGTTACGGGGCACTCACTGTCCTCTAAGACGCTTTCGTGAGAGATTTCCTCCCAATTTTGGGTGTTAGCCTCGATTTGCCGGCCGGATAAATCAACGCCGGTATAGCGCCGGCCGGTAAGGGCCGCCACGATGCCCCGGACGCTCCCGCCGGCGAAGGGGTCAATGATGGAGCCGCCCTGTGGGCAGAACCACCGATAGGCTACCTCACAGAGCACCGGGTCAAAAATGGAGGTGCCGCCCTGGGCCATGACCTCCGGGAACAGGTTGGCAAACTCCTCCCAGGAGATCTTCTTGCCCACCTTGGCCTCGTAGTCATTCTTGGCCTGGTAGACTGCCGGCGGCTGGGAGCTCCGGGCGAAGGTAAGGCCGCCCTCGGTCTTGCAGTCGTCGGCGCCCCGGCCCATCTCGGAGCGGATGCCCAGGGCCTTCCATGCCTTCTTCCGCTCCGACCAGAAGCCGCCACGGGCGTCCAGGACGGTGAATGGCGGGATCAGGAACTTCTGCTGAAGGGTGAGGCGGGCTGCCTGCTGCTCTGCCTCGTCTGCCCCCTTCTGCGCCTTCTCCACCATTTCCCTGATCTGCTCGGCGGTGAAGCCGCTCATTTCCGGGTCTATGCCGTCGGTGTTGGCCTCCAGCTCGGCCAGCAGCTCGGTGATGGCCTCTTCATCCAGAACCGCCAGCTCGGCGATCCGGTTATCGGCAATCAGGTCGGCCATCTCGTCGGCCTCGGTGGCGTAGTCCTGCCATTCGACGGGAGCATACTGCCCTCCGGCCATCTTCCCGGCCTCCCGCCTGGCATGTCCCTTGACGATAAAACCGCTGCGGCGGCTGACGGTGATCTTCTCCCGCCAGCCGCCCTTCTTGATAATATTCGCCAGGAGCTCAAGCTGGGCCTCCGGGTGCTTATTGGGATTTCTGGGATTTGGCTTCAAGCTGTCCAGCTCCACGAGTTCGTCGAAGCTGCACCAGACCTTAAAGCCGTCCGGTGTGGTGGCCCTTGGCTGGGCCGGTGTGGTGGTTTCGTTGCTCATATCCAATCCTCCACGCTATCAATTTTAGCACATACGAAGTGAATTGTCAGTGCCCACTTTGTGCCCTCTGGGGGAGGGCCTATTTTGCTATTCCATCCGCAGGCTGTCGATGCCAAAAAGCAAGGCGGTGAGCGGGTTTGCGGCCGCTTTGATGTCCTTGTAAACGGTGCGTTTTTCGATGCCAAAAGTGCCCGCAATTTCGAGGGCACTTTTTTTCGGCTCGTCGATATAGGTCGCCATGACCACGCCATACCGGCGGATGTTTTCTGGGTTCCCGCTGTTATAACAGTATGCCTTGTAGAGCTCCAGCATTTGGTCTATGTGTGCCAGGATGATGAGGGTGCGCTGCTGGCTTTTCTTGATGCTCTCGATGTAAAGGCCATCGTCCAACTCATAGTCGTTGAGGCCATCCAGGATGTCCACAGCTCGCTCCCTGGCCTGGTTGGCACGGAAGATGGCTCCCTTGGTATGCTCCTTCAGGAGCCGGTAATTCTTCAGGAGGAGGCGGGTGTTGTGGAGCCTCCTATCCTGGCGGCTTTTCCGCTCCTTCTCCCGCTCGGTGCGGATATGCTCCATAGCCGCTTTCACCCCGGCATCAATTCCCTTTTGAATCGCCTGCTCCATGACCCGGGAGCTGATGCAGGCATAGAGGAACCCGGTGGCCCCGGTGTTGTCTGTGCTCTTCATGGTGTTCTCCTCCTCTCGGAACGCTCACGGCTTCCGTCGGTTCCGTCGCTGCTTGATGGAGGAGCGCGCCGTCGGACGGGTGCTCCTCTTGGACGTTGATTGATAATATAGCCGCACGGCCGTTTCACGGGGCCACGGGCGGCGGTATGGCTTGGGGCAGGGATTACCCCTGGCTTTTCTCTTTGTTTCCTCTGCGTCCGCCTCTTGGGCAAACAGGGCCCATATAGCCTCCATGTCAACGCGGGCCCTGGCCGCCGCTTCGGCGGCCATGTATGCCTCCCGGAGTTGCTCTGCTGCGGCAGTGATGGCATCGCCAGCGGCGCAAAAGGCCACTTTCAATGCTTGGACGGTTTTTTGTAGGTCTGCCATCTCCTCTGGCGTCAGTCCGAACTTTGAGGGTGCCAAAGGTTCACCCCCTCTTCTGCCGGCTGCTGGAGCCATCCCAATGTCAAAAACATTGGATCTGTCCTCATAATTTTGCACATATAGGCGTTTGCCACAGATTTCTTCAAAAAATCCAGAAGTTCCTCATCGCTCATGGCCCGGATGCGGTCGGCGTTGGTCAGCGACTCGTTGGGCTGGGACAAAGCAGCGATAGCCATGTCGAGGGCAGCAATTCGCTTTTTTGCACTGTTCACTCCACTCGCCATCGTTTTTGAAGTGAAAAAAGTCGAAGGATTATCCCGCATAATCTCATTCTGCCGCTTGCTTTCCTGGAGAACGGCAACTGCTTCTTTCCTCTCCATACTCACTCATCCTTTCCCTACCGGCGGGCGGCTCCAATCAAGGCGCTGGCCGCACTGGCCGCAGTAGCGGTTCTCATTTCCGTCTTCGTTCTCCAGATACTCCCCGCTGCCGCAGCATGGGCAAGCAAGGATATTGTCGTCGATGTAGGGTGAGCGTGGCTCGCTTCGAGATGTCGCAGGAAGGCTCATACCATGCCTAATCATGTTCATCTTGTATTCTCCTTCTTGCTCCCCAGACGGAGCCTCATCATGTGATCCCGCACCAGCTTATCAATGACCCGGCCGGTGTTCCCATATCCGGCCATGGCAGCCAGCTTCTCCAGGTTCCCGAGGGTCTGTGCGGTGACAAGGGTGCTTAATCGGCGAAGGTTCTTTTTCTTACTCATGGCTCCTCCTCAATGCCCAGGGCACGGAGCTGCTCCTGGTATAGCTGCTCCGCCTTGGCGCTCCGCACCCTGGCGATTTCGCTGTTGTGTTCGTCGCAGAAGTCAGTGTCCGGGTCATAATGATGGGCACAGGCGGCGCACATGGGGCGGCTGCATGTGTCAATGGATGCGACCCATCTCTTCCGGAGCTTGTGTCCATAATCGTCCGTCTGATAGAGTGCCTCCATATCCCGGTGATCGCAGAAACAGGTGGCGGGGGCTCCGCATTTATAGCAAGGGGGAGGCTTTGGCTTTCCGCGCCCCCGCCGGCACATCCACCCGACCAGCTTCCCCTTATTGAAAACAGGTTCACAGGGCATGGTGGTCACTCCTTGTCTGTCACGGTGTAGGTGTTCCCCCTCCGGGTGATCTTCACGATCTCGACCTCCCGCCAGTCATGGGTGGCCGAGTGGTTGTCCCCGGCCATAAGAGAGGCCACCCGGGCCACCGCGGAAAAGTCGGAAAGTGTCGATAGGTTCTTGATGGTGATGGTGTTCATCCGGGCCACCCCTCCGGCTTTTCGCACCGCTCAAACTGAATGATCCACACCCAGGGATTGGCCTGCCATCCGTACCTTTCATGGTCTGCGGGCTTGATGGTGCTGTTCCAGGTCTGATGCCACCGCTCCCATGTGCTCTCGTATGTATCTGCCTCTGTAATCCCCTCCACAAGGACATCACCGAGAACCATGTCCCGCAGTTTCTCCACTCGCACTCCGGTGACCCGCAGGAAGATCCGGGCGGCCTCACGGGGCATGTGGATGGATGGCCGCCAACCGAGATACGAAATTGGCTTTTCATTATCCGCTTTGTAGAGATACGGGCCAGTTTCCAGGCGGCTCCACGTCTCCCGCACCCATAGGATGTCGCCTCGGTCATATCGAGCATAGACCGCCTCCGTGGTCAGGTCTTTTCGGCACTGAAACACTGCGCACAGCCGGCCTTTGCTGTCCCGATAATGCCCTTTTAGAACATCGTAATCCGGCGGGGTCTGGAACGGATCGCGCCTGGTGACGGTTTTTCTCCCCTCCAGAATAGCCCGCACCATTTCTGTCGAAAACAGAATAGGCTTAATCATCGTTTTGACTCCCTCCTTCAGAACAAAGTCTCCAAAATCCAGTACGCACCTGAAATGCATCACCAAGTTGCTTGGTCTCCGGGTAATTGGCTTGTGTGGTCTGGATGGCATACTTGTCTATCTCGGTGGCATAGTAAGCTGTCACCTCTGCGCCCAGCTTGTCCAGCGCAATATGCCTGCAGCTCATGCCGTCATACATGGACAGGACTTCCACAGGCTTTTCCCTGATCCCGTCAAAGTGACCCATGATATGGGCGATCACATCCACAGTCCACCCATTGCCCAGCATTTTGTACGCCTGTGTGTCGCTCACCGGAAATATGTAACTATCCGGCACCGTCTGGAGACGCTTGCACTCGGTCACGGTCAGTTTTCGGATGATGTAAAAGCCGTCTGCCAGTTTTATGGGGTACTGCTTGCCTTTAATCGTGATGATCCCGCTCCGCACTTCATAAACCGGATATGTTTTCCCGTCCGCCGCCTCAATCAGAAAATTGTTGTGCGGCCAATCGCCGTTCGCCGTCAGCGTCGGTGTCTTTTCGTATTTCACCCCGCCTTTGTTGAAACCGTGCGGGTTTTGGAAAATTGCCGCGTCCTCAATCACAAGGCGGCTCTGGTGCCCTACAATCACTGCATTGGCCTTTTGATCCGCCCTCACCTCATAGGCGGAACGATCCCCGCGGCCACGCCATGCCGCTCCGGCAGGGACTGCGTACAGAGGGCCGTCTACTCCGCCGCCGTTAGGCCGTGCTGTCAGTGTGGGAGTTTTTCCGCCCACATCATAAATCCTCGCATTTTGGCTGCCAGTTATTTTCCCGTCTTTCGTGGGCATATCACCCACCCGCACTGGGGCGGCATAGAGGCCGGTCTTTGCCCCCACACCGCCGCCCTGGCCGCACAGGGTCACGCTCTTGCCGTCCGGGGAATAGACCCTGTACTGCTGGCTGTCAAAGCCGGCGTTCTTGGCCTCGCTCTCAATGGTTCCAATCCGCACCGGCTCCGCCACGCAGGTTTTCCGATCCACAGTGTTTCCCACCATGTTCCTGATCCCGTCCTTGTAGTATGTAGCCCGCAGGCATTGGGCTTTCCCCGCCTCCGTTGCATTTACAGGTTCCACAAGAACATTGTACGGGACGCCTCGGTGGGTATTTGCTGTCACGCATTGGCTCTTTCCGGTTGTCGCGTCATGGTGATAGTCAAAATCAAAATGATTTCTTCCTCCGCTGGTTTCCCGCACCATGTATTCCATTTCCCGCTCGGTCAACGGCTTTCCCGGCGGTTTCAGGATATAGCCTTTTTCGCATATAGTCGGTTCCAGAATATCCCGCAGTATGATCCCGCGGTCCTCCGGCTGCTCCACATCCACCTGGCTGTATGTGCCGTCCGGGTTCCTCTTTCCCACCCAGTAAAGCCGCTGGCGGTTCTGCGCACTCACCAGGGCGGAATTGATCAGCACCGGCTCCACGCCCAGTTCTCTGGTGATCTGCGCCCGGATGGCCGGGGCCATGCTCTTGTTGTTCTCATACAAGAAATAGTCGGGCTTATATTTTTCAAGAGCAATTTTATAGTTTAGAAAAAGTTCCCAGCCCAGACCAGAGGGTTCCGTTTCACGGTTCTTTGTCTGCGCTATACTCCAGTGAGTACAAGGAGAACCGCCAATCATCAATTTCATGCCCTTATTCCTCTCTCCGGGGGCACCATGGCGGTGAAGACCTGGTATAGCGGCCGGGAACGGGCCGAGCTGGCCGGTCGTGGTATCCGTCCGCCTCCCAGCCGATCTGGCAGGCAATGGCGGTGCCTCGGCGCCCCTGGTGGGTCTCTTCCCGGTGCTCACACTCCTTACAGTGGGGAATGCTGTTATCCTGCGGCATGGGTTCCAGGCCGGTGGGAAATGCCTGGGGGATAGCATTACCCCAGACGGATCGCATTTCCTTGCTGTTCTTCATCAGAACGGGAATATGGTTCTCGTGGGCCTCGTCGAGAATAGTTGTCAGCCACTCCCGGCGGGGCATCTTTTTGCTTTTCTGGTTCCCTGTCTCTGCCCCAACGATAACCCATTCGACAGGAGGCACGACGGCTGCCGGGCCGGCTGGGTTAAGAACAGGGCCGAGGTCAAGGCCAATGTTCTCCAAAATAGGCTCAATGCTAACGAAGCGGTGAGCGGAGAGGGGAAGGTGGGAAATGCGCCCGAGCTCGTGATTTCTGGTGACTGTCGTACCGTACCAGAAGTTGTCCCCGTGGGGCAGAAGTGCCAGGTGCTCCAGCTCCTGGTATCGCTCCGGGAACTTCGTCAGGAACAGATAATGGTGCTGGGGGGCTGCCAAGCAGGCATCAAAAACCTCTATGATCCAGCGCGTCGGTATGTCACGATTGAACAGGTCGCCCATGCTGCACACGAAGATAGCGCCCGGCTTGTGCTTCTCCGCCGGCATAGACAGCCGGTAGCGGTGGAAGGTGGGCCGGAAGCCTACGGGGAAGGGAATTGTGGTCTCCCGGTCACTCTTGAAGGGCTGCTCCAGAATATAGGCCCGGCCGCCGGCATCAATAATCTGGGGGGAAGTCAGATTAAGGCGCACATCGCCGCAGAAGCGCCGGGCCTGCTTGGCTGCATAGCAGTATTCACACCCCCGGGTGCAGCCCGTCACCGGATTCCAGGTGAAGTCGCACCAGTCAATTTTGCTCTTGTTCATCATACAAATTTCTCCTTACCAAAGGCCCAGGTCACCGGCATGGCCGCCTGTGACCCGCTCTTTCCAGGTGGTTTCCTCCAGACGTTTCATAGTGGAGAGGATGAACCACTTCTGATCTTCGTCGGTGAGTTCTCTGAAGGTGCATTCCTTTTTCCTGCGCAGGCCGACATAGCTCCCGGCATGGAGGTATAGAATAATGCCGATGTCCTCTGGCACCAGGTCGGCTACGGCTGCATAGAGTTCGTTGGGAATCACATAATAATTGCAGTTGCCCACGAAGTTGTGTCCGTTCTTGCTTTTGAAGTCACTCTTGCTGACCTTGATTTCGTAACAGGTGATAAGGATCTCCTGGTGCCCAACTTCCCGGATATGGCGGCACCGGCAACTGACCTCGTTGCAGAGCTCTGGCTTCTCCCCGGGGCCGAAGCCTCGGCCGCAGGTAAATCCTTCATCCATCGCCCTTGCCCATTCTTTGCCTCTTTCGACATAGTGGGAAAGGTAACAATATTCCTCCCGGCGGATGCCGCCAAAGTATTCCTGCACCCGCATACAGTCCACCAGGCCGGCCTTGCTGGTTCCACAGACCACCGGCACCTCGAAGGCAGTGTGGGTGCTCCTGAACTTGTTCACGCGAATTCCGCACACTTCTGAAGGGTGGTAGCAGCGCAGGGCCTTCTCGATGGCCTTCGTCATTTCGGTTTTAGCCGTGGGGATCGCCTTCCTTCTTCAGCCATCCGCACCGGAGATTGCACGGCTCCGGGCAGGCAGCGCAGCAGTCGTAGGGCTCTGGACAGTAAGCGGCTGCCCCGCAATGGCCGGAGGGGCTCAATCCAGTCACGCAGGCCCCGTTCAAGGGCGAGGAACTGCCGGCACCTTCTCCCGGGAAAAGACTGTATTGATTTTTTGCTTCCTCTCGCTCCAGGGCCTCTTGCTTCATTTTCCGGAGGCAACAAGGGCCGTACCCATCACGAAGGGCCTGGGCGCTTGTCAGGAGGCCTCCACACCGTTTGCACCGGCGGGCCGGTATCGTGAATATCTCATGGTCGCTCACGGCGCTCACACCCCCTTCCTACCGCTCCTGGTCGCCGGGCAGTTGGAACAGGGCGGGGCATCAAGATGCGTACCGCCATAATCGCACAGACTGCACGGCCCAGGAGGAGGCGGCTGTTCCGCAAGGGGAAAGGCAGCGCCGCACACCATGCAGAAGCGGGCTCCAGGAAGGTGCTCCTCATTATGGCAAACAGGGCAGATATACGTCTTCACGGCCCGTATTCCTCCCTTGGCGCCTTCCCAATCAACCACTCGACGCAAGAATGAAGGCATTGAAACTCCTCCGTCCAGGCGTCTCCGGTGCGGTTGTCGATGCCGGTATATCCCTCTCTGAACGACCCGGAAAAGAAAAGGCCCACCGGCTTTCTCTTATTGATGATGGAAATGGCTTCTTTCAGGTCAACCCTTCGGATTCCATGCTCCTTCATCAGTTCATGCACTGTCTCTGGTCGGGCTTGGCCGCAGTTTCCAGGGCTGTTCTGACACGGATTTTTACATCTGCTCCGGCGAGGGCACTCGGCACAGCAGTAATGCCCATGGCGCTTATCGCAGTTGAAAATTTTACAGCGCACGGTTTGCCACCCCCATCAAATCCAAGTTTCTACAATGCAGTTATCATCGTTGGGGTATCGAGGACAGAGCATCATACCATCCGGGATTGTCTGGCGGATGCCCTCCAGGCTGTCGGACACAGTGACCAGGTTCGTTGGGCGCATCATATCCCAGAGGCGGGCCACATATTTCCCGGGATAATCCGTCGGGCTGGAATAAATACAAATCAGCGGCACAGCTGCATTGGCCCTAATGCAGCGCCACCCAAAACTGTCCAGAATTTTGTCATTCCGTTCCATGCTGCGCCCCCTTTGCCATACGCTCGATAATGTCCAAGTAAGGGAGGGCATACCGTCCGCCCGCACTAATCTCCCAATCTGGGAGAAGCTCCTCCGGGGAAACGCTTGCCTTCCCAGGTGTGTCCCAGAACCATCCATATCCCTTCACGGGGACAGATGCCCCCCGGGGGCCGCCGGCGGCCCATGCGCTCCGGGCCGCTTCCCAGAACTTCCACGGAACGACGAAGAACCGCTTCATGCCGAAGCTGACGGCCACCAGGCCAACAGATCCCGGGCTTTTGCACCAGGCATCCATATATTCCGCTTGGTGTGGCTCCACCCGGTCAAAGCGAATCCGGCGGTCGTCGGTGTGCTTGGCCTCCACTGCGACCGGGATATTGTAAAACCTACCCAGGAAATCGACGCAGCTCTTCTCTTCAACCTTGCAACTCACGACCTCCCCGCGGGCGTCCCGAATGGGGAGAAATTCGGTCGGCACCTTGCGGACAACGCCCTGGCCGGCGGCCTGGTATCTGGAACTTGCCAGCTTCAGCAGCTCTTCAAAGGGGCGCCCTCGGTTGGCGTATGTATTCCACCGGCTTCTCATTGGGCTGCCTCCGAAAAGAGGCCAGCGGCCTGGGCGGCCTCCAGCTCCCGGCTCAAATAGAGGATAGTGCCCTTGCCGATGCGGTTTCCAGAGCCGACCCGTCCTTCCAGGAAGGTGATAAACTTTCTTGCTGAAGCGCCGCCATCAGCAGCAGCTTGGGTACTGGAGCTGGCGGCCAGCTCCGCGCCCTCGGCAACCCCGCGCTGGTAGGTGTGGTCGATAAACTCGCAGATTTGGGCATCGGTCATTTTCCGAATACTGACAGCCCTATCATGCACAGCTTTTTCCTCCTCGGTCTTTCTACAATTTCTCTTTTTCATGTGCTCCTCCTTCAGCGAAGCCGCCAGCTCTCCCAGGTCATTTCGATGCCGGCGCACATTTCCCGGAGGCGGTCGATAGTTTTGGCGGCTGTGTACCCGTCGTCGGTGGCCGGCGTCATGCGCCGGATCAGCTCGTCGCCGGAGTAATTGGTGGTGATGATGGTGGGCATATAGCCCTCGTATCTCGCATTGATGATGGTGTAAATTTTGGCAAGACCCCATTCGGTCGGCTGTTCGGTGCCAATGTCGTCAATAATAAGAAGGGGAACATCCTTGTAAATCCGCAAGATTTCAGCCTCGGAAGTGCCTTTTCCCCCTTCAAAGGTTTCTTTGATTCGGGAGAGGAGGTCAATCATCGTCATACAGGTAACGGGAACCCCGCCCTGGATAAGCTGATTGGCAATCGCGGCCGCTAGGTGGGTCTTTCCGGTGCCCTTCGTGCCGCTGATGAAGAGGCCGTTGCGCTCCTTTTGGGGCGGTGTTATGCGGCCGGTATCGTCTTTGTGGGGTATCATAAGGGAAAAGCTGTCTGCATATCGCTTGGCAGCATTGTAGGCCCGGCGGTTTTCGTCATTCACGGTGAACCGCTCAAAGGTGCGGGTCTGAAATCTGCCCCCCATGCCGCTGTCTGCCAGCAGTTTTGCGACCCGGCGGCGGATAAGCTCTTGCTGTATGCGCTTCTTCTCCTCGGCTTCCTGGGCCCTTCTCTCTTCCTCTACCCGGGCCCAGTATTCCTGCGCACCTTGGCAATCGCACCGCTCGGCCTCGGAAAACCAACTGAACACGCGCTTTTGGCCTGGGAAAATAGCGCCGTAGTGATAGAGAACTTTCCCACAAAACTGGCACGTTTCCGGCTCCGGAGGCTCCATGTTATAGATATAGCCCTGCTCTTTTACCACATCGGATCGGACGGTACACGCAGGATCTGTCCGATCATTCTTCGGCAACGTGGAAGCCTCCGATGGCGTTGGTGCCGGCCGGCGGAGGGGCTGGCGCCCTTCCAGGGCCGCTCCCAGAATGCTTGCTGCCTGTTCCATTGGTCATCCTCCCGTTCTCGTATTTCCCTTCCAGGATTTTCTGCATATTGGTGGCCTTCATCATCCAGTCAAAATCTGCAATCCAGTTTCTATCATTTGCACCTTTCATAAAGTCGCTTGCCTCGGCTTTTTTGAATACCTCCAAGAAGGTTTCCAGGTTTGGGTAAGCCCCCCACCGGGCCCGAACTGCGTCCCGGCGCTTTCCGTCGATAGACACGATTTTGCTGAAGCTGGTGCAGATGGTATTATAGGCTTCCATGATCTTGGCAAAAGGGACGGGAGGCGCCCTGTTCTCACTGGTCTGTCCCTGGCCCTGCGGGGGCTCATCCTGCCCGGATGGCTCGGCCTCTCCCTCATGGGCGGCGGCTTCCTTTTTCCGCCTGCGGTACTCCTGGACGCGAATTCTGGATTGCTCCCGCTTCCGGGCCTTGCTCTCCAGTAGGCCGCCAGCGTAATCGTACCAATCGTGGATCACGATGCCGTGCTCGGTGGCGTCGGCATATCTGGCCTCTACCAGCGCATCCAGGAATTTTTTCGCATCGCCTTCCCACATTACAGCGTCAGCAATGTCCTCGGCGTCATAGGAAGACAGGTCTCCATCCTGGGCGAAATCCATGGCCCAATACCACAGACCGTGAAGGTGTCCAACAGCGGTCGGGATGGATATTTGGAGGAGGCGGGCGAGTTTCTTCGTCTTTGGGTGCCTCCAGAGCTCTTGATGTGATTCGATCCATGCCATTGTTGCTCACCTCCTCCAGTCAGCAGACGTACACCTCCGCCCCCGTCTGCCGCTGTATCTCCTCTTTCATTTGCTGGGCGTTGCTGTTGTTCTGGCTCAGGTGGATCAGATATATTTGCCGCAGTCTCCCCAGGTCATTGGCCCGGAGCATATCCACCAGGTGCTCCAGGCTCATGTGGCTCTTCATCAGGCGCGGCACCAGCTCGACGGGGACATAGCCGGCCGCAATGCTGTTCCTGATTCCCTCCTCGGAGTAGTTGCACTCCGCCATGATGTGGGTGAGCCCCCGGAACCTGTACTTGAGGTAGTAGGTATCGGTAAAGTAGAGCAGCTTCTCCCCGGTGACCATGCTGGCGAAAAGGAAGCCCAGGGGCTCCGGTGCGTCGTGCTGGACATCGAAGGGAAGCACCCTAAAGGTGCCGACCACCAGCTCCTCCAGGGCCCGCACGACCTTTATGCGGTGGCCCGTGAGGCCGCAGGCGTCCGCGGTGCCCTTACTGGTGTAGATGTCTACCCCCAGCCGGGCCAGGTCTTTGGCAGCCTTGCTGTGGTCTTTGTGCGCGTGTGTGACGAAGCAGCCCATGATGTCCCGCACTCTGAATCCGAGGCCGGCCTGTATGGCCTTCAGGGGAATCCCCGCGTCCAGCAGCAGGGCTGTTTCTCCGTCACTTATGCGGTAAGCATTTCCGCTGCTGCCGGACGCGAGAACCTTAACCTCCATCAGAAATCAGGGCCTCCGAGCGTGGTCTGCTGCCCCTCGGTCTGGGGGGCTCCTGCAGCGGGAACAGGCTCTTTAACCTCCCCGGTTCTCGGATCTGTCTGGATGGCATGGGCCCCTCCACCTTCGGTAAGCGCCGCCGGCTCCGAGGGGAAGGCGGGCGTGGTGTCGATGACCACCCCGTTGGCGTTGGCGTCGATCTCCGCCTGGGCCTCCATCTCTGCGAACCGGGCCTCCCGCATTTTCATGTACTGATAGGCATCGTCGATCTTCTTGGGGTCGCGGGGAATGTGCTTGGCGCTGTAAATCTCACGTTTGATGGTCTTAATGCACATTTCCTCGAACCAGCCCTCGGACTGCTTCTCCACCTGCTTCCCGTTCTCCCAGACCTTCTGGATGCCGCCCCAGAAGTTGGGGGAGGCATAGGCCGGCTTGCGCTTCTCAATGTCGTGCAGCGTCATAATGACCAGCTCATTCTTCTGGGGGTCTGTGTACTCGATGTAGCCGAAGCCACCCACCACGGCACCCCGGTCGAAGGGCTGGTTGATGATGAACCGATAGCTCTCCACCTGGTTTGCGGCGTCCTTCTTGATAGGCTCGAAGGTGTCCGTAGAATAGACCAGCTCCACGGTGACGGCCAGGGGGGGCTCCAGGGCGTACTTCTCCGCGATATACCGGATTCCGTTATAGCCGGGCATGAGGGTGACATCGTACCTCTGGGCCTTGTTATTCTTGTAGGGGATGGGGAAAAGGTGGTTGTCCTGCATCATATCCAGCCCCATCCGGGCGTAGTGGACGACATCGAGGGCAAGGTCGGTGAGGTTCACATTCTCCCAGGTCACGGGGAGGTCGTTGTCGTACTTGTGGTCTTTGTTGTTGGCGTTCTTACGAAGGCGCTCCTCCTCCGCAGCCTTCAGGGCCCGGTCAATGCTGATGAAGTAACCTTGGATAAGCTGCCGCTGGAAGTCCGTCACCTGGGGGACGCCGGCGGAGCTGCCGAACTCCTTCATCACCTTGGCGGTGAACCGCTCACTGTTGCTCCCACGAGGCGCCACGGCCTGGTCGGTCTTGGACTGAAGGGTTCCGGTGTTGGTCTCATTGGTTGCCATGCTGATTTCCTCCTCAAATTATGAAAATGTGGGCTTGTGCTCAATTAGGCAGCGCCGACGGTTTCCGCCGCATCTACCTCCAAGCGGAGCCGGCTGTCTGCCTCGGATACCACCAGGCGCACGACCTGGGACGGCAGCGAGGTAATGTGGGTGATGCTCTCGGCGTTGTCGATGAAGACCGGCATCGTCAGCCCCCAATGGGCAGAAAGGGCACCGATGATCTCCAGGCCGGCATTGATGCGGGCGGCGTTGTTGGCGAAGGTGTAGGGCACCAGGACGCCTTCCGCTGTGGGCACCAGGACTTCGCAATCGTCCTTGACGCCCCCGTTCACCTGTTCCTGGAAAAGCCGGAAGCGGACGGACTTAAACTTGCTGTTGATTCGCTCGGTCAGCATATCCACCTTGGCCTTGATGAAGAGGTCGCACAGATAGAGGCCCTTCTCCAGCTCCTCATACTGGCAGGACAGGTCTTTTTCCTTGGCCTCCAGTTCGGCGATCCGCTTCCGCTGGGTCTCGGCCTGTGCCAAGAAGCTGCGCTTCCGCTGAAGCTCCCGGGCCCGGCTCTGCACGGCCTCCAGCTCGTTATTCACGCCCTCCAGGGCGGCAGAGGTGTCCATGCCTGCCTCTGCCTCTTCAGCCCGGCATTTGGCCGCATATTCCATCAGGTCGTGGTATTCCTGGGTGGTCTCAAAGGGCGGCGTCTGGGCGAGCTTTCCCTGGAGGGTAGATAGCTGCTGTTCCAGCCCCTTCAGCTCCACCTCGGCCGCCTCCGCCTTCTGGTGCTCGGCCCCGGCGGCCTGCTGGGCTGCCGCGATCATGTCCTTGCTGGCCTCCTTCTGGCCCTTTTCGTTGATGGCCTGGAGGCGGTTGCTCTTCCGAATGTTGAACTGCTGGCGCATATCCTCAACCTGATCGGCGGGAAGCGCCTGGTGGCAGGTAGGGCAGATGGCCTCCCCTTCATCCCAATATTCGGCCTGAATCCGGCTATACTCCTCCAGGAGCTCCTTACGGCGGGCCGCCATGCGTTCAGCGAGGGCCTCCTGTCGCTCCGCCTCGGCCGTGGCCGCATTGAGCCGGCTGCGGACGGCCACGATTTGGCGCTGCACCTCACCAATGGCGGCGTTGGTGCCGGCGTTGACGGTGGAGGCGTTGGTGATATAGGCAGCTCTGGCCTCTGCCACCTTTGCGTCGGCCTCGGCCGTCCTCTTCTGGGCCTCCGCGGTGGCGGTGTTGCCGGCGAGAATGGTCGCCTTCCGCTGGGTGATCTGCTGGCTCTGGGCCTCCAGGCGCTCCAGCTCCGCGACGATCTCCTCGGGGGCGGCGTCAACCTCCGGGATGGCCCTCTGGGCCTCGTCGATCCGGCCGGGGATTTCCTGGAGCTGTTTATTGATAGCAGTCTTCTGGGCCGCGGCAACCTTCCTGTACTCTTCCACCGAGTAGAACTGGCGCGTGGTGCCGGGCATGAGCAGATAGGTGTCCAGCTCCTCCAGCTCCGGGTGGCCGGCAATCACATCGCCGTCGGTAACATCGCCGCAGACTTCCAGGAGGATTTTCCGGCGGGCGTCCCAGGCCATTTCCTCGGGGAAGTAGTTGGGCATGGTGAGCATCTTCATCTTCTCGGCCCCGCCGCAGAGCGCCTGAAGGGTGGCCGTGTACTCCTTTTCCTTGACGGGGACGCCGTCAATGTAGAAGTCGATGCTGTGGCCGTCAAACTCGGCCGTGGCCGCGCCGCGTTTCTTCTTGTAGTTCTCATGGAAGACCTTGCGGAGCTGGACGAGGCGGCCGTCGTCCAAGACGAACTGTCCCTCTGCCATGTGCTCCAGGTGGTGAAGGTCGCCACCCGGCCCTCTGGTCTTGGGGGTGAAGTTCTTGGCGCCGGTGCTGGCCCGGTCGAAGAGCAGCCAAGTAATAGCATTGAACACAGTGGTCTTTCCCGTCCCGTTGTCCCCATAAATGCTGGCGCTGTGGCCTCCCAGGTCGAAAGTCGCATCACGAATGCCCTGGAAGTTTTCGATATGAAGGGTATTGATCCTCATTTGACACACTCCTTTGGTTGACATTTGGAGGTAATCTCTGATATATTGTTGGTGTCGTGAAGGCCGTCCTCTTCGGAGGCGGTCTTTTTTTGCGCCCTGCGCTTGGCTGCTCTCCGCCGGAGACAGCCTTCTTTCGCTGTCCAGCCGACATAGAAGAACAGGGCAAAAGCCGGCGCGATGGTGAGTTCCCCTCCCGGGAGCCCTGTGCGGGCCTGGTAGGTGTGGATGCCAATATAGGCAAGCGCCAGGGCAGCAACGATGCCCAGCAGGAACGCCCCGAAGCGGAGACCCAGAATGGCGCTGCGTCCGAGATAGAGCTTTCTCTTCATGCGTCACCTCTCCACGAAATGGGCCCCTTTACACCAGAAGTAATCCTCGGTCGGTGCATAGTCGGACACAGGCATTCTGGTGGGGTCAGCTCCGCAGATGTGGTCGCCCTCACCGATGGGAGTGAACTCGTCACAACCCTCGCACTGGAGGCTGCTCTTCCCGATGATGCTCTTGGCTCTGGACTTGAAGGGAGCAATCTCGGATTCCGGGACATCCACCTGGCTTACCATGGCACGGGCGGTGCCCATCTTGGTTTCCACATCGACCACATCGCCTACCATCACAGGTTCCGGAGTGTAGTAGGTGTACTCCCGGCCGGCGGGGATGCTTCCTCTGAAGAACTTGACCTTGATAATGTTCGTCATGCCGATTTAACCTCCTTTTCCTTTCCGGCGGCATTCTGCCGCTCTTCTGCCTCCTTGCAGTCGCACCGCTCCCCGGGGTCGAGGTGGGCACCGCAATAAGGGCACTCTTTGTAAACTGACATAAACTCTCCTTTCTATCCGGCGATTTGGACGCCGGCCTCTGTTAGTGCTTCATAGGAACAAATGCGTGGGTTTATCCCAGCCGGAACATCTGCAATTCCCTTGACGGTGCTATTTCGGACGCTTCGATATAGGTGAAAGGTCATGGTTCTGTAAGCGTATCCCTCCAGATTGGAGCTGACAGAAGGGTTGAATGCGTCCACGGCCATGATAGCGCCAACCATCAAATCCTGGAGCAAGTCTTCCCGGTCAATGCCGGACGCTCTAACGGCCGCCGAATGCCAGCGGATGATGTTGCGGGCCAGGCCCTCCAGTTGTAAAATCTCCTTCTCCCTGATTTCAGTGGGGATTTCCCGATATGTCCTGTGCGCCCTGTTGGTGCTGCGCCGGAACAGACTGCCAATGGCACAAGGCTCAACATTGAGCACCCGGGCCAACTTCTCCAGACGTTCTCCAGTCGGACGGTAGCGGCCGCACTCATAGTCTGAAAGTTGCCGGTCATGTATTCCAGTCAGCTCGGATAACCTTCGCCGGGAGAGCCCGCTTGCCTTTCTGGCGGCGCGGATCGGGTTCACGGATCTTCACCTACGCTTTCCAAAATTTCGGCCCGCCGGGCCATGATGTCCCGGCTGTACTCGCTGCTGGTGATGCCCTGTGCCCAGAGCTTCGCGGCGCCGCCCTCGCCCATGTTGTAGGCCATAAGCACTTTGTGGGGGTCGCTGTACTTCTCGGAAAGGCGGGCCAGCATTTCCGTGCCGGCGTCGATGCTCTGTTCTGCGTCCAGAAAGTCGGTGATCCCAAGTTCCTCCCGGAGCCATTCATGGTTGACGGTGTTGATCTGCATAATCCCGTAGTCTCCGGTGCCGCTCACCGCGTCGGCGGTGTAGCAGCTCTCCTTGGACATCAGGGCGAGGACGGTCTGGTAATCCACCCCAGGGGCCACCAGGCCCATGGCCTCGCACCGCTGGTAGGTGTACGTCTGGAGCTCGGCGGAGAGGGGAATGTCGTATATTGGGATGGCCGGTGTTGGCTCCGGGTCTGGCTCCTGGCTGGCCTCCCGATAGAGAAGGTCAACAGCTATCACTTCCACCGGGGGAACCGAGGCCTCTGTCACAGGCGCGGCATCTGCGGCCGACTGGCTGGCACGTTGCTCCAGTTTCCAGGCCAAGCCGGAGAGCAGAACCAAGGCCAGCACCCCAACGGCTGTTTTCTTAAAATATCGCATCGGCTATGTGCAACCGCTCCATGAAGTAACCTTTGGGCACCCGGCCCGCCGTTGTAATGAAGCCCTTTTTCTTCAGTTCATCGTTGAGCTGCTTCATAATCCGGTAGGCATGGCTCTCGCTACAATCGCAGATGCTCATTACATCTTGTACCTTCACAAATCTGGAGGGCTGCTTCTCCTTTCTTTCGTCTTCCATAGGTGCCTCCTATTTGATGTACTTCTCGATCCAGATGCGGAGCGCCATTGAGGCTTTCTCCATCTCCTCCAGGCTGGCGCGGACACGTTCCAGCTTGGGAATCTCTTCTGCCGTCACCTTCCCGTCCCCGGCCACGTCCAGGATCGCTCCTTGAATGAAGGAGGCTCCGCGCATGGCATCCAGCACTTGAACAGTGAGACGGTCAATCTGGAGGAGCTCACATGGCGGGATGGTTTCTTTCCCAAGAGGGCAACAGGTGGAACAATAGTGATTGGTGAGCTGGGGGGCGCCGTATGCCTCGGCCATAAGAAGCACCTCTTCCGGATACGGCGTCAGGCTTCCAAGCTCGATTCGGGCCAGGCGTGTGCGGTCAATGCCAATCTCTTCGGATGCCCCCTCGCGGCTTGCCAGCCGGTCGTTGCACGTCGCCGCCTCCATCCGTGCGAGGTAGAACACGTTTTGGGCGGCTTTCGTGGCACTTTTGGGCATATATTTCACTCCTTCCTGATGGTAAACTTTTGTCAACAGGCCGAAATACTTTCTTTTTCGGAAACACTGTCAGCAAAAAAAACTTCCTCAATGGAGAGCCCCCAGTGGGTAGCTACCGCATACGCCTCTGCCAGTGTGACGGAGTTGTAGCCCAGCTCCTTTTTGCAATAGCCGGCGGTTTTGATGCCCATGATTGCCGCGAGCTGCTGCTGGGTTTCCCCGTGCTTTATGCGGAGCTCTTGCAGTCTGTTTTTCATGGTGTTCACCTCCCTTGTTTTCCGTTGAGGAACTTTTTACAATCAATATTCTAATGTTTCCATTTTAGAAAGTCAAGAGGTAAATAGAAATTTTCCGCCGTGGAAAAATAGTCCTTGTATTTCCGTGGTGGAAATAGTAAAATACCAACGGAGGTGCAGTAACTATGAACCGTATTCGTGCGCTGCGAGAAGAGGCCGATATGTCTCAACGCGAACTCGCATCCCGGCTTGGAGTAAAGCCGGCTGTCATTTCCAAGTACGAAAATGAAAAGAGCGGCTTGTCTGAAGGTACGCTTCGGATGCTTGCTCTCATTTTTGACGTATCTGTTGACTATATCCTCGGCCTGTCCGATGAAAGGAAAAGGGGGACAACCTATTCCGCACCCCATATTGCTGCGCTGCTGGGCAGTGCCGGGAACCTATCTGAAGAGGATCGGAAGGCCCTGGTAATTTGCTCTACCCACCCAGAGGCGCTGTCTATCGCTCGCCAGTATATCAGTCTTTCCACGAAATCCCGCCGGCGGCTGCTTGAATATATAGACATGCTCCAGCTCACTGATGCCAACCGGAAACGCGGGAAAGGTGAAGCGGAAGGCGCTGCGGGTGACGAGAAGGCCGATGAAGAGTGAAAGAAGGCCCTGGCCGTGTCGGGCCAGGGCCTCTGTTTTGGGGGCGCAGTATGTCTGTAAAATCCTATAAAACAAAGGACGGGAAAATCAAATGGTATGCAGCCTTCCGCTATACTGACTGGACAGGGGCCCGCCGTCTGAAGAAGAAGGAGGGCTTTGCGCTGCGCCGGGAAGCACAGGAATATGAGCGGCAGTTCCTGCTAAAAAATAGCCAGAGCTGCGACATGTCCTTTGCATCTCTGGTGGAGCTATACCAGGAGGACGCGGATCACCGCGTCCGGGACACGACCCGGGGAGCCCAGGACAACATCATCAACAGGTGGCTGCTTCCGTATTTCGGCCAGCTCCCGGTCGATAAAATCGACGCCGTTACAATCCGAAAATGGCAGAATGAATTGCTCTCCAAGACAAACCCGAAGACCGGAAAGCCCTATGCTCCCACATACCTCCGTTCCATCAACAGCCGGCTTTCTGCCATTATGAACTATGCCGTCATGTACTATGGCCTGCGGCAGAACCCATGCTTGCCGGCTGGCTTCATGGGGAAGAAGAAGGCGGGCCGCATGAAATTCTGGACGCTGGCGGAATTTGAGGCCGCTCTGGCGGAGGTGAAAAAGCCTGCTTTCCGGGTGGCTTTCCAGCTCATGTATTGGCTCGGCCTCCGTGTGGGCGAGTGCCTGGCATTGACGCCGGCAGACATCCGGCCGTCGAAGGTGGCGCACATCGTCAAGACGCACCACCGCAGAAACGGGGAAGACGATCCGGGCCCTACTAAAACTGACAACAGCGTCCGCGATCTCGCCATGCCGGCTTTCCTATACGACGAGGTACAGCAGTACATCGGCGCCCTCTATGAAATCAGGCCAGACGAGCGCATATTCTACTTTGGTCACGGCACCCTCAATCGGGAGCTCGACCGTGCCGCGGCGGCCGCAGGGGTGCAGCGCATCCGCATCCATGATCTGCGTCACAGCCACGCCGCCCTGCTGGTGGAGCTGGGATATTCCATTGTGGCCGTTGCCGAGCGCCTGGGGGACACAGTGGAAGTGGCGATGGCGACCTATACCCACCTCTACCCGGATAAGATGGAGTCACTGGTGCAAGACTTGGAGCGCCATGCCCCTGCCAGAAGGGTGGATGCCACGGCTCCGGTGCGGCTCTCGATTGCCGAGGCGCTGGAGCAGGAAGAGGCCAAAAAAGGCCCAGTTCCATAAATGTGTTACGATTCTGTTACGCTTTTGGCGCGAAAAAGCCCCAGAGCCCTTGCAAATCAAGGGTTCCGGGGCTAAAATCTCTTATTCCCACTCTTTTTCGGAAGTGTTGCTTTAGGCGATATAGGCCATTTTTCACTGTTTTCACAGGGGATATTATCTGTATTCTCTCATTCCTCTGTGGCTTCACTTTTTTCTGTTACGCTTCTGTTACGGTCAGGGATTTCTTCTCCCTCAACTTCCCGGCCGAGCTGCTTCAAATAGAGCAGAGCAGCTTCATTGAAGAAGTCAGATCTGGAATAGGCACGTTGCTCCTGGCTGTCGCGCTCCTCCACATAGTCATCAATGGCATCCAGCACCCCGATAGTGGAATGCACAGTAATAGGAACTCGGCGGCTCTTTCCCTTCAGCGGGCGCCCATATCCAGCCATTATTTTCCCTCCCTATTTAGTCATTCGGCTCTCCATCGCAGCGTCCACAGCGGCGTCCAGGCGCTCCCTATCGTGCGTGGATAGAGCGGATACCCATTCCTTGGGGATGGTCTGAAAACCGTACAGGGCGCCGGCCAGGCCTCCGGTGATGGCTCCATTGGTGTCGGCGTCTCCGCCGAGGTTCACGGCCATGGTGACGGCTTCCCGGAAAGATGATGTATTCGCCGTGCTACCGACGGCGATCCTCATACTGTCCACAACCCAACCGCCGCCAGCGGGAGCAACTTCTTTTCCGGAGGCTGCGTCCCGATATTCCTTGACGGCTTCGCAGTGTTCCTTCAGAAATTCCCGGGAGGCCTGCTGTTGACTTTTCGATGCTGTTATTAAGTTTACCATGCGGGAATATAAAATGCAAGCCTCGGTAGAACGGAGGCCGGCGTGGGTCATTCTAGCGATTTTCATGGCCCAATACTCGGCCTTTGAGTGATTGGGATAGTACAAAGCGGGGTAAATCGTTCGCATGAGAGCTCCGTTTCCCTCGACAGGAGCGGCGACCTGTAACTGGTATGCCGCTGCGGCATTTTCCCAGTCTTCGGTGGTCGGCGCCCCGCCTCCAATCCGTTTTGCATTCCTGATGCTCCATGCACAGGCTCCACCGATGTCCTTTGGGCCACTTTCTGCCCACCGGATAAACCGGCGGCCGATGTCCTGGATTGGGGCCTCTGGGCGCTCCATAATTCCTTCAGCCACGGCTAGTGTCATGGCGGTGTCGTCTGTGGTCTCACCAGGGCGCAGACCCAACCAACCACCGCCCAGCATGGTGGAAACCCACCCATGTTGACGGTTGATTTCTGCTGCGCTCATAAACTCCAGGGGCCCGCCCAGGGCATCCCCTACGGCTACCCCGTAGAGGGCGCCGGCGATCCGATCTCTCAACATATCCATGTTCAACTTCTCCTTTCATTGGTGGCTTTCGATAGCCTTGTGGCGGGTGTGTTGCTCTATTCCGTCCATCATGGCGCTGATTTTAGCGAGGCGCTCCAAGTCCATAGCCTCTGCGATTTCCTCTTCGGTGTTCTCCCTGGCAAGCTCCGGGGGAGGGAACAGATTGTTTTTCTGAAGGAATGCCGAGTAGAAAATGCCCATTTCTTCCTCCATGGCCGCAGAGTAGAAAGCAAAATCTGCCTCAATCTCGATGTACTGCGCCGGAGTGCATTTGATCCCGACCTTCTTTCGGCTGCGCCCTGTGTAAGTTCCAACACAGCCAAAGGAGTTCCCTTCTCCCAGATACATATAGGCCAGTTGGTGGAGGAGCTTCTTCTCCCATACCGTTTTGTATCTGATCCAGTGGGTGGAAACCTGGTTGTCCTCCAGGTCGGCCTCGGTGATGCCATACCGCTCCATCAAAGCGGCTAGGGTGCGCTCGGCGCTCTCCCGCTCTCCGCCCTCGCCGCGGTCGGCGAGGGCTTTCACTTTCATCAGCTTTTCCAGCAGACGTTCACGTTCTGTCATGGTGGCATCTCCTCAATCCATCTGATAGTACATTCCGGTATCATAGCCGAGTTCCTTCAGGTAATCACCGGCCGCCTCTGCTGCGGCCGTCCGGGTGTTTCCTTGCCCCGTTCCAGGGACAGGGAAGATATAACTGCCGCAGAGGTTCCAGAATGAGCAGCTCCCGCCGGCGGCCGCAACGGCGGCCTCGACCATCTTCCGGCTCCATCCCCGGAGGTGGATGGTCGGGGCGTCGAAGTTACTGGTGCCTCCATCGTCCGTCCCTTGGTGCTCCCGGCCATAGGCAAAGGCGGCCTTCAGGTCTTCGGACAGCTTCTTGTATCGGCCCGTCAGAACCGGGGCCGAATATACCATCTTGAAATACTGGAAGGTTGCCAGGGCCTCTTCCTCGCCGGCGGACTTTGCCGACACAATCTCGTCTCCGTCCTGGCCCAGCAGCATGGTTTCATATTCCCCGGAGGGGAGGCGGGCCGTGCTCAACACGGCGTTCCGCCCGTCCTTCAGGTGGATGGTTTCATACTTCAATCTCTCGATAGGCATTCAGTTTCCCCCTTCCTCTGTAATACCGAGCAGCCACTTTGCGCGGGCCAGGGCCGCCGGCGTCCGCTGCGTCTGCCACGCTCCCTCACTGGGGGCCCAGCGGAACCCATTGGCTTTCAGCTTCGCCCGTGTGGCCTCATCTGGGGTGTCATCAAAGATGATCTGCACCCGGTTGATTTCCTCATTGGTAGTCAGGAGCCCCCCGGGGAAGGAAATCTCGATGTGCTCCATCTCGTCCACTGCCTGGAGCTGCTGAAGGCGTTTTTTCAGCCGGTTGATTTCGGCGTTCCGGTTTGATAGTTGAAAGGCGGGGGCGGGGCGGCGCAACGCCTCTCGCAGCTCGGCCAGTCTGGCGTCTACTTTGGCAGCTTGGGCATCGCTGATCCCCGGAAAGCCCTTGACGGTCTTATGCTTCCGATAGTAGGCGTTCAGGGCCTTGTCCCTCTCTTGGGCGTCCTGCAGGGCCTTTAGCTTTGCCTCCAGCTTTTCCACGGCCTCCGGATCGTCGCTGCTGATAGCGGTGTTACCCCGGGTGGCGTCTGCCCGACCTTGGAGGTAAGCGGCTTTTTGGTCATTCTCCACGCTTTTCCCCATGAGGCTCCAGGAACGCTCCTGTGCCTTCCGCTGGGGGATTCCTCGGGCTCCGGGAAGGATGGGCTGCCCCGCTGGAATGCCCCTCACGGCGTCCTCGGAGCGGCAGAAGGCGTCGGCAGCCTTCCCGGCGGCCTTCCGAGCCCGCTCCTCCAGGCGGTCGGCTCGGGCCTCTCTGCGCTCCTCATAGTCTTGGCGTCCTATTGACATGAATTCTCCCTCCGATCAGTCGTGCGTGGCTTTGAAGTTCTCAATGGCCCACTTGTTTCCTGTGGCATAAACGGCCCGCCTCGTCAGCTCGGCCGGCCCCTCACGCCGGGGCATGGCCGCCAGGGCCTCCATCATCCCGCAGGTCGGGCAGATGTCCGTCTTGTTGTCCCGGCGGGAAAGCGCCGGGGGCTCTGTGTACTGCTGCCCGCAGATGGGGCAGGTGCGCGTGATTTTCTCACTCATGGTGTTCCTCCTCTATATGCCGAACCACGGCCTCATAATGCGCTCTGGCATCTTTTAGGCTCTGAATAAGCAAATCATTTTCTCCCCAGCGGCGGGAGTCCCTGATGATCTGCTCGGTCAGCTCGTCAGCTTTCCCTTGGAAAAAGGCTGCAACATCTTCTATATTCCAGAAGGCTGCTTTGACCTCTATGGCGGCATGTTCCTTGTTCCATCGTCTGGCTTGCGCCCCCTTGGCACGGTCGCTTACGAATATACCAATGGGCCAGAAACAGGTATTATCCTTGGATTTACTGATTTTGCCCTTCTTTGTAATCCTTTTCAAGCAGTAATCCCTACCACTCCAGAAGGGATCTCCCGGGGAACTCTCCACGAAGTAGAGGCCGTTGTCGTTCTTGAAGAAGGCCCCGGTGATCTCCACGATGTCACCGGACTTAATTTCGACGCCGTTCTTATCCAGCATGGTGCTTCTCCGCCCTCTCTTAAATCACGCCATGCAGGCTTTCAATATGGTTCTGGATGGCCTGCATTGTGTCGAATCCATCAACATATATGATGTTTCCATTTTTGCTGTGCCCCTTGAAGCCATCCTCGTAGCCCATGGCCTCGGCTTCCGCTGCCGTTAGGGTAGTACATTTAACTTTTCCGCTTTCCAAGATGTATTCCTGGGACAGATACAAGCTGTAATCCATGGTGTTCTCCTCCTTACCCTCGTAACCTCCGGGGCGGGTGTCTGTCAAACCGCTTCAAAAATGGTAGTTACCAGCCGGGCCAGCTCGAAAGCGATACAGGCCACGGCATCGGCTTCCGGCTCCAGGTCTTCCAGGTCGCTGTGCTCTGCGATGTCCTCCGCCAAGGCGATAATGTCCTGGTCAGTGATGTTGTCCCGGCTCATGTGGTGCTCGTCCAAGAGGCTTTGAAGCATCTTCTCATATTCCGCGGTGGTGCCTCTGGTGTACCAGTTCTGATGAATGCAGAGGCCCCGGACGGCCATAGGGTCAAGGCACTTATGCACGATGTAGGTCTTTTTCATAGTGTGTTCCTTTCTGCCCTCGTGACCTCCGGGGCGGGTGTTGAGGTGTTTGGGTCAGAACATAGAGCAGTAAACGGACATGGCCTTTTGTATCCAGTGGTGTGGCGCCTCACGCTGTTCCAGGTCGTGGGCAATCTTCAGAACTTCCTCTGGCGTCTTCGCCTTCTTCAGAGCGGTGTCAACGGCGGCTTCGTTCTCGTAATAGGCTACCATGGTTTTCCTCCTTCTGCCTTCGTACCTCCGGGGCGGGGGTGGTTTATTGCCTCCAGCCGGTCTTTACTAATTTTTTGCCGTCCTTGCGGAAAAATCCGACCCTGTGAACTCCGGTGCTATCCTCGACCCAGAGTGTGTACCCCTTGCCGTTGGGCTTACTGTATCTGCGGATGAATTTTACCGCGTCATTCAGGGTGTCAAAGTATTTCTTCTTGCAGTTAAAGTCGCGGACATAGATTTTCATTTTCTTTTCCTCCGGGCGGCACTCAAGTTTTCTGTCCAAGGCCCGGGGGCCTGAAGGTTACCTTTCGCAGCCGTTACCGCCTGCCGGCCATCCCCGGAGCTATGTCCGCTTCCGGCCCGGCTTTCACTGTCGCATTCTGTTTTATCCTTCAAGCGTTTCCCTTGCCTTGTGCCTTAATTATAAACCACCATCGGTTTATAAGTCAAGAAGAAAGGCCACCGAAATGATACACAAAATCATCCGGTGGCCTTTGTTCAGTGTGTCCAAGAAAGCGAGCCTTGCTTTTTGGGGGAATTCGTGGTATTCTGACCGTGGCGCTGCCGATATACGGTAGGCGGTCGGCCCCCATAACGGGGGGCAGCTTCTTTGTCCCCTGATCTTCGTGAAAGGGGGGCTGCCCAATGGTTACTTATTCCGATCTCATTCAGACCGGCATTTTAGTCGTGGGTATTATCGGCCTCTTTTTGATGGCCAACAAAAAGAAGTGACCGCCGGCACCCTGACAAGTACGGCGATCACTTCAAAGTCCTAACAGGGGGTTGACCGTCTACCGGCGGCGCCCTCGTTATCTTTAGTATAGCGGTTTTCCCTCAAAATGTCAACATGTAGGACGCCCCCGCTGGCTTTCGGCTGGCGGGGGCGTCCTTTTTAGATTGCCGGGCTGTCGATTGAGCCTTCCGGCTCCTGGGTCTGGACAAAGTTGGAGGCTTTGGCGGCCGCATATTTGATGCCTTCTCCGTCTGCGCCAGTATTCTCCGCTCTGGATTTATCCACGATGCGCACAAGCACAATGGAGATGGCCGTGCCGATTGGGGTAAATACCACCGTCCAGCAAGCCAGGGCGCCGGTGTACTGGTACTTGATGCTCAGCACAGCCAGGATAAAACCGCCGGCTAGGCCCAGAAGCAACAGGAACACCAGCAAGAAACCGAGGCAGTTGGTGACGCCTAGGCGCTCCAGGAGAGCAGAGAAGCCGCCTTTCCGGGGGGCCAGTCTCTTGCCGGACTCCATCAGACAAGCCCGTGTTGCTGGGCAAACCGATAGAAAAGCTGGGCCGCCTGCTCACGGGTCAGAGGACTGGCCCACATATAGTTGGGCTGGCCGTCGGCGGTGGTTCCGTTGCCAGCAAACAGGCCCACGCTAATAGCCCACTCCCGGGCCTCTCGGCTCCACTCGCCGCAGTCGTTGTCCATGAGCTCACGCTGGTGGGCAGCCATGGCCGTCTTGAACATCTCGTTGAACTTGGTCTGATCCATGTCATCATCCTCCTCCACGATAGAAAAGTCAGGGCGGCCATAGCCGCCGATTTTGGCATAGGAGAGCGAATAGCTCTTGTCCCGGACACATCCGCCGTTCTCTACGACGCCGGGGAGCGAACTTGTGTTTCCCTCGATGGTGTAGACCCGGCCTCCGGCCACCTTCTCCACAATTCCGGTGTGGTACATCGTCTTGCCGCTGTCGTTGGTGAAGAAAATCTGGTCACCGGGCTGTGGGTTTTTGGTGTGGAACTGGCCCATTTGCTTGTAGTAGTTGGCGGAGCCGGTGCATCCGGCCCCCACCCCCTTCTCCGCCTGGCACAGCAGTTTCATCCCTACTTCAAAACCGAAGGTGTGGATGAAACACCAGTCAGCGAAGATGTCGCACCAGTTGTAGCCGTTCTTCTTGCCATTGTAGACCCGGCCAAGCTCATCCAAGTCCCGGGCATACTTGTTCCAGTTCTTATCCCCGGCGTTGGCCGTCTTATCGTCGAGCTGGGCATTGGACTTCTTCTCGATGTAGCCGATCTCCGCCCGGGCGGTTGCCAAAAGTTTCTCAACCGGCGTCATGGCTATCCCCCTCCACGGCGATGCCCTGCTCAATGGCAATCAGCCCGTTGTTGGTGAGTTCATATACCGCGGCCTCAATCATGGCATCCAACTTCTTGTCATCCACGGTGACGCCGTGCTCCCGGAGCCATGCGAGTACATACTCCTTCTTCTCCTCGCCCCGGCCCTGGCCCTTGTAGATCTGCTCGGCGGCAGTGACGGCGATCTTCACCCAGGCGTTGATCTCCTTCTGCTGCTCGGTGGTGGTCTTGCTCTTGATGTAAGGGATTAGGACGCAGGTAATGACCGCGCCCGCAAGGGCAAGGATGGCCTCAATAATAGCGGTGATGTCAAAAGTCATGGTAAATTCTCCTTTCAGTCATCGAGCAGGGCGGAAATGCCCTGCCGGTCTAAAAATTCTTTCTGCTTGTGTTTGATGCTGGTGGCATACTCCAGGGCCGAATGCATATCCCCGTTACAGTGGGCATCGGGAATACGCTGGACGGCCTTCGCTGTGGCTTCTCCGAGAGCTATTGAGGCCCTGGTGCTCTGCACCAGGATCATAATTAGCTCCTTCTGGCCGTTGTTCTTCTGGCTCTGTTCCTCTTCGGCTGCCTCGATGCGTTTCTTCAACCGCCACGTCAGCAGCCCCATGATGGTCGATGGGATGCCCAGCGCAGCGATAAAGGCCAGCACAAGGTCGCCGACGTTAATCGTAATCATCGGAATCACCCCCTTCCAGCGCCGACCAGCGCAGCGATGTGCTGAAGATCGCAGATGGGGGCATTGTAGAATTTGAACCCCCAAAGCCACCAATCCTTATGCTCCGGCCGTCGGTACTGCTGGCATAGAGCATCACCCCACACCTTGTTCCAGCGGGCTTGGTAGTTGGCGTCCCGCCGCTCTAGGCGGGCCATGATGGAACCGACCAAGCGTCCCCGCACCTCACCCTGGCTGTCGTTGTCCTGGCTGAAGAAGTCGTAGGCATCCTGGCTGGTCGTGGTGCATACCGGAGTACCCTGGAAAAAGAGAAGGCCGTCCTGCTCCTCCAGGACGGCCCCCCACGGGATATTTACGTCGATGCCCAGGATAGACTTGAAGCGGGCCCGCTTCCGGGTGACATATCGGCCCATTATTCCGTCACCTCCGACCACTGCCACAGGCCCGGCGTTTCCGGAGGCCACACACAGGGGGTCATGGTGAGGTTGCAGAGATAGGTCTTGCCGCCGGAGCTGTAATACTTGCCCTGCTCCGTATCCATCCCGTAGACGAAGGGAATGGGATCTTCCTGGGTGCCAGCGTGGGTCTGGTCGATGGGCCGGTAGATTGCCAGCATCCCCTCGCTGTGTGGGGGCTGGTGTTCCTGTGGCGTCACCGGCTGCACCACCCGGTAGAGTTGGTTTCCGTCGTTGATGATGGTGTCCTTGGAAAGCTGGGTGCCGGCGGCCAGCACTTCGGCCCAGGTGAGGAATAGGTCTGGCATCTCCAGGGCCTGGGCATCTGTGATGCTGGTGGATGCCTGCACATACAGCTTCGCGGCCACTTGCATCTGACCGGCCATTTTGGCGGAGCGGGCTGTGGCGTCCTTGGCCTCGGCCAGCTCTACGCCGGCGTCCGTTTCCTCCAAGGTCACGGTGTCCTCCGCTCCATCCAGCTCCGGCCGACCGAGCAGATGGTACACCACGCCGCCATAAACAATGCCCGGAGCCTCCGAAGGCTCCGGGCACAGGTTGTAGCAGCCGTTGTCTGCTTTTTTGATATATGTGGGGGCCTCGGTCATGCCGAGGCTTTCCCCGCTGCTGGCTTTGATGATTTTGAACATAAAGCACCTCCAAAAATGGCGTAGGCCAGCCGCTCCAGGCGGAGCAGCCGCCCATGATCGTCAAAGTTGTTGTAATAGGATCGCTGGGATTGCATGAACTCGGCGACATCGGCCAGTGTGCGCCGTCCGGCGGAAACCTCTCTCTGGAAAAATTTGAGCTTCCGTCGGCTCCGCTTGATGCCGTCCCGGCAACCATTTTTCTTGATGTGACCGCTCTCCGTCATGGTGTAGCGCACCTTGCAGAAACGGAAGGGCTTGGTGAGCGGGATAATTTTGCATTTCTTCTTGTTTACCCGAATGCCAATAGCCTCAAACCGGCGCACAACCTCCCGGGCCAGCTTCTTCAGTTCCTCAATGTCCGGCAGGACGATATAGTAATCATCCATGTAATGGCCGGCCACATGGACGCCGGCCTGGCACTTGATCCAGTTGTCAATGCTGCTGGGGAGCGCAACCATTTCCTGCTGGGACGGTTCCACGCCGAGAGGCATCCCACGCCCAGGCACAGGGCACGGGGAGGTGGCGATGATCTTGTCTGCCAGGGCCCGAACTCCAGGGTCGAGGATGAATTGCCGATGCCGTTCATAGAGCGCCGGGTGCGGGGCATTTGGAAAAAACCCCTTCAGGTCTAGGAGGAACACTCCACCGGCCCGGCCGAATCTTCGGTAATGCCACCGAAGCTGCTCCGCCAGGCGATCATAGGCCCAATGCAGGCCCTTCTTCTTTTGAGAAGCCCCGTTGTCATAGATCATGCTGGGGCCATAGAGAGGTATCAGAACTTCGTTGCACAGAACTTTGTGGATTTGCCGGTCTGTGATATGTGGGGCGTCGATGGGCCGCACCTTGCCACGTTCCCGCAGGGTGAAATGGCTGCACTTCATGGGTTTCCATGTTCCAGACAGGATTTCCCGCCTCCGGCGGGCTGTCCCGGAGAACAGATGGTTTTCAAAGTTTTGGGTGCTCTGCTTCCAGCGCACCCCGTTACAGCATTTCAGCCCATAGAAGAACATCTTCCGGTAGGTAAAGACATCCTGGAGACCACCGACCGCCGCGCTCCGGGCGATCCGACGTGCCTGCCGCTTTGCTTTCCTTCGCTGGTATCGCGCCTCTCGGCGCTGCTCGCTTGTCATAATAGTTATTCGCACCTCCGTACAGATGTGGTGTAGGATGCCGTCTAATCTGCTTTGCCCCGGCACATGAAACGGGGATAGGCATATCGCCCCGCCATGCAAGCAGCGTCCGTGCAAGGGCATCAGAGGGCAGTTTTAGGGATTTGCACCCAGGGAAGCATTTCTCCTTTTGCGTGGGTCGTCTTTCACTCTCGCTACTCCATGTGACCCCGCAACGCAAAATCCGGCCACGACGCCGGCCGACCAGGAAGCATTGTTATTGTTGTTGGAGCCGTCGGTGTTGGTATTGCAGAAGTTTTCGTTGTTGTTGTAATTAGGCGAGCGCCGCCACCACCACACGGCCCGAAGGGCCGAAACACCGGACGCGGGATATTCAGAAATGCACCCAATCTGTCCAGAAGCTACTTCTTCTGGCTCATACTTTTGAGCTGCCCTTTCAGCAGCTCGTTTTCCCTGTCGATCAGCTCGCCCAGGCCATCCGCCATCCTGTCCAGCTTGGCTGTGGCCTCCGCTGGCGGAAGGGTCTTGCCTTTGGCGTCAGTAAAGCACCCCTGGGGGTTCTTGTTCATCAAGCGGTAGCACTTATTGAGGCGAACATCTAGGGCCATGAGAGCGGCCCGCGCTTCCAGGAGATGCGCCTTGCGGAGCTCCACCCGCTGGGCATCGGAGGGATAGATGCTGTTGGCCTTTTCGGCATGGTCTTCGACCTCTCCGGCCAGATCGGCAATAGCCTCGGCCATCAGGCGGGAATACCGGGCCGAGAGCCTGGACAGGAAATCTATGGTCTCATCATAGATTTGACTGGCAACATTGACGAACTCGGCCTTGCTCGTGCTGCGCTTGGATTTGAGTACCGACATAGCTACTCCTCTATTTTTTCAATTTTGATGGGCCCTTGCTCTCTCTCCACCTCCTCCAGATGCCGGATAAGGACATATTCGATGTAATTTGTGATAGAGCGGTGCTCATTTGTCGCCAGAGCTCCAATTTTATCAAATACTTCATCGGAAAGCCGAAGCGTGAACACCCTTTTGTTGGTAGCCATGAAATACCCCCAGACTTATTGGCATAGGGCTATTTTATGGCGTTTTTCTCTGTCTGTATGCACTCAAAAGACAGGTAAGTGATAGCAAAACAGAAAAAGGCGATTTTCAAAAAATCGCGTCGGCGCTTCGCGCCGATTATTTTTTCCCTCCCCGGAGCTGGTGCTCCTATCGGAGACCCGCCCACTTCCGTGGGCGGGATGGGTGCTGGATAGCTCTGCGGAGGATTAGGCAGCAAAGCCGGCCACGACGCCGGCCGACCAGGAAGCAGTGCCACTGGAGTTGGAGCCGCCGGTGTGGGTATAGCAGAAGTGAGCGTTGTAGTTGTAAAGAGGCGAGCGCCGCCACCACCACACGGCCGTGCCGGTAGACGAATGCCTGTACGCTATCTTCGGGTTTCCAGATTGCCAGTAAGAATACTGCTGTTGGCTGTTCTGCTCGTACTGGTTTGCATAGCTGCGGCTTCCTTGTACCTCGAACTCCGCGAAGAGCCAGAGCCAGTCTGTGGTGGCTGTGACAGCTCCAGAGCTGTTACTGGCGTTTCCTGTGTTGTCGGTGTACTTTGTCACCGACTTCATAACCGCCCTCAAATCGCTGGGCAGAGCCGCAAGCAGGGAGTTGGCCGGCGGACTGCTGGGGGTGCCGCTGTTGCCCAGCAAAGTCTTCCGCATATAAGTAGCGTTCCACCCGCCTGCATTGGTGCGGCTGGTATTCATGTTGAAATATCCAGTGGTGGTCTGCTCGTTGCTGTACTGGCTGTCGCAGAGAGCCACCAGTTTCCCGCCGATCTTGCCCAGGGCGAAGTGGATGCGGTTTGTGCCCTCCTTGGCGCTGTTGTGGTTGAAGCCCACGATGAAGGTGTCGATGGACAAATTGCTGAAGGCGAAGTTGCCTACCTGGCCGTTGATTTTGATATTCTTGGTGTCGCCCACGCTCCACACGCTGGCGGCGTTTCCGGCGTCGCTGGCTGCCTTGATAGCGGCCCAGGTGTTGGAGTTCAGGGTGGTGTTAAAGATGTTCACCTTCACCGTACACGTCTTATCAGCGGGGGCATTGTGGTTGGTGCCGGCCGCTACCTTCACGGTGATGGTGGCCGTGCCGAAGGCAACGCCGGTCACGGTGAGGGTATTTCCGCTCACGCTCACGGTGGCGATCCCTGTGGCGTTGGACTGGGCAGTAATGGCGCCGTCACCAGCCCGGGTAACGGTGATCGTGCCTGTCCTGGTGGCATTGGTAAGTGTCAAACTCTGCGGATCGATAGACAGGCTTCCAGATGCCTTGCCAATCACCCAGTTCACGTTTTTTGCCGCGGTGCTGTTACCATCCCAGCAGTAATTGGAGGTGGGTGTGAAGGATGCCTGATAGGTGCCGGCATTGGTTCCCTGGGTGGTGCCGCCCAGGGTCATCTTTCCGCTGTCATAGTTTGCCCATGTGGGAGATTGGACGCCACCCGTGTAGGTCAGGCTCCCGCTCTGGCTCGGCACTGTGCTGATGGTCGCTCTGCCGATACTCCAAACTGCCTCCTTGGCACCCGTTCCGCCGTCATTCCACTGATAGTTTGCCGTCGGGGTGAACGTGGCGGTGTGACTGCCAGCATTGATGGCGCTCTGCTCCCCGCCAATGGTGAGTTTCCCGGTATCATAGCTATTCCAGGACGGGCTCTGCGATAGACCCGTAAAAGTCAGGCTTCCGCTCTGGGTGGGAACAGCCGCAATCGAGGCCCGGCCAATGCGCCAGGTGACAGTCTTGGCTTCATTTCCGCCGCCGGCCCAGGTGTACCCCTCCTTGGGTGTAAACGTGGCCTGGTACTCGCCGGCATTTGTCCCGGAGGTCTGTCCGCCCAGGGTAAGGGTTTCCGGGTTGTAGCTGTTCCAGGACGGGCTCTGCGGGCTTCCTGTATAGGTGAGACTGCCGCTCTGGGATGGAATGGCATCAATGGTATGGGCCAGTGCCGTAATCGCCTCCAGCGCCGCATCGGCAGAAGTCTGCGCGTCGATGGCCTTCTGTGCTGCCGCATCTATGGCCCCCTGAAGATTGGTCGAACCCAGATCCTTGTTGTCTGTGTAGTGGATGTCAGCAGCCTTGGTGCCATGAGGATTGCCCGTCTTGATCTGGCTGTGGTCATAGGCTGCTTTACCTCGGTCGCCTCGATAGGCGGTGCTGGATGTTTCGCCCAGGGCCAGGTCGGAGCCGATAGCCACATAGACAGAGCCGCTCCACCGGTAGGTGATATTACTCTGCACATCCACATAGATTTTTCCGGTCTCCGGAGAAATCTGATGCTCATGTTCCAGGTCTGAATAGAAGGCCCCTCCATGGTAATAGCCATCCACCACATCGTCCACATAGCTTGGGAGCTGGGAAGAAGGTACATGCCCGCTCCCGTCCAGCTCCGCAAGCCCGCCAGGGGCCCCTTTCTGTGCAGCAGGGATAGCGCCCCCGGCGCTTTCCCCGGCCGCCTCTGCGGCTGCCTGTGCAGCGTCTGCGGCCTTTTTTACCGCATGGGTGTTTTCGATAAGACGCTCAAAAAGCGGATTAAACACTGTGGATGCCCGGGCCGGGTCGCTGTCCTGAAGGGCGCGGATATTGGGATTGTAGACCGGCTGCTCCGGGATGGGATAATTCGTATCTGCCATATCCATGACCCTCCTTAGAATTCGTCATCGAAGACGAAGGTAAACGCCGCGCCGGCGTCCTTCTTTTTTGCGTACATGGTCTTGATCGCCACCAGGTCTCCTTCGCTGTCCATCAGAGCCGCCTCGCTGATGCTCTCGCCGGTCAGCTCGGTTTCCGAGATGGTGACGGAATATCGGTTGGTGGTCTCCACCGGGTTCGATACACTGCCGATAGGGTATTTGGCAATCTGGTGCTTGAGGGCATTCTGCTCCTCGGTAGGCGGGATGGGTTCCCCGCCCTCGTCCACGCCCTGGTCGCCGAATACAATGTGGGTAACCGGGGGGAGGGTTTCAATGGCCCCCCGGGACGCCTTACACGTCTTGACACGGCGGATTTTGGTGATGATGCTGTTTTCGGTATTTCCTGCCATCAGATTTCCTCCTCTGTGATTTGTGCGTTGAGCTTCCGGCTCCCGTCCAACCGGACGGTACCGTCGAGCTCATACCAGGTGTCCAGTGTCATTCTGGCCGTCAGCCTCTCCTCGTTCTCGAAAGCGGAGGCCACGGTGAAGAGCGGGAAGGTCACGCCATAGAAGGTCTGGTTGAGCTTCCAGGAACCGTCCAACTGTTTTGAGCCGTCCAGGAACACCAGGTTTCCGCCCCGGGCGTTGGAAAAAGCATATCGGGCCTGGAATTCTGAAAATATAAAGGCACCCGGGTTATTCTCAAAAATAACCGAGTGCCCAATATCCAGCTCAAACCACTGATGAGACGGCTTGATTTTTCGGAGCCGTACCATTACGGCCGGAATATCCACGCTCCCATCCCCGGTATTCTCGATCCTTACTCCAAAGGTGTAATCAGCCACATTTTCTGTGACTGTGACCGGCATCCCTGTCATGCCGTTGATGATAGCCTCGATGCGGGCGGGGTTCATTGGGGATCTGGCGTTCTGGCGATCAAGGACGGCCTGACGCCGGGCTTCCAGGTCGTCTGCCGGGTTGGGAGTGATGCCGTATCGCTGCTCCCAGTAGGTCAGGCCCCAGGTTGCCGTCTCGGGAAACGCCTGTTGCCGCAGCTCATCAAAGAGCCTCCTGGCATCTTTCATCTCCAGCCCCATTACCTGAAAAAGCCATTTTCCAACATAGGAGCGTTCATAGATAGGTGACACACGAGCGAGCATCCTCTTCGATGTTTCACAGGTCGGAAAATGCTCTAAGTCGATGCGCTCGAATCGCTTCACGTTCCCAGCACCTCCTCAGTCTCCGGACCGAGGTCTATACTGGCGGTTTCCGGGTATTCATCCTGCTCCAGGGTAATGTTCTTCGCAGCACCGTTGACCTTGAAATCGGCAAAATCATAGATGCCAGGGGCTTCGGTGAAGATAGCGTGGAGCCGGTTGTACTGGAGCAGATTTTCTTCCTTGGCCTCGACGTAGTATGCTTGGAGCTCTTCCTTCAGGTACTCCTTCACATCAGCGGCCTTATAACCGGCCCGGAGGGTCGCGGTAAGGGTATAGGTCAGTTCCACCATGTCCGGGGCACACACCGTCAAGATAGCGCCCACAGGGGCTTTCCGGTTGATGCGGTCGTCCGGGGACATGATGTGTTTCTCCACCGCCTCCAGAATGCTCCCGTTGGCCGGGTCGCCGTTGCTGTCCAGGATCACCAGCTTCACACTGTTCTTTACATCCGGGTTCCAGTTGGCGATGACAAAGGGAGTGCCCACACCGGCGACTTCCTTCGCCCAGCGGATATAGTCGGCATCGCATCCGACAAAGCCGGCCTCGGCTGCCTGGTTGGCTTCGTTGACACGTTCTCGGAGGGTGTCGTCGTCCTCTTCCTCGGTTCCTCCGGTAGTGCGATCTTCGTTTGTAATGCCGGTAATGCCTGTCATGGGTGTGGACATGATGGCGATAGCTCCAGCCGGTACATTTCCGCTGGGCCCGGCCTCCACCGCTGTCACGCCAATCTTCACGCTCCCGGCGTCTTCGATTTTGGCCGCTTCCTCAGTGGCAAATTCCACCGCCGGGGAGTTGCCAACGGCCGGCACCGCAAAAATGAAGCCGGTCGGAATTTCCGTCCCTGCCAGCCCGGTCACGGTTACAATGCCATAGGCTGCGTTTGCCGGCCGGCGGGTCACATGGGCGGCGCTGGCGTGATAGTCCAGCCACTCGCCGTAGGCCCACATAGGCTGCATGAGCTTCAGGGTCTCCACAAGGTGGAACTCCAGCATTTCTGCCTTCTCCAGCGCCGTCGGCATCGTCAAGTCCCAGGGGAAGCCAGCCTCTGTGTCGTCGATGTCGGCCGGCAGCGCCTCCATCATGCGCTTGTGGATGGTTTCGGCGTCTTGGTCGTTCAACCAGCTTGGCGGGACGAACACGGGATTATCCAATACTTTTCACCTCCTGTTCGGCGGGAAGTGCAAGGGAAAACTCCTCCCAATCCTGCCCCTTCACAACACAGGTGCAGAAAAGGGAATCGCTTTCCCAGGTGAATGCGAACCCTCTGACGTACTCGGTCTTTGGGTTTACCATCAGCGCCTCAGTGATGGTGCGCTCTATGGCGCTTTGGACGGCCCCCCGGTCTTCCTGGGCAAGCGCGTCTATCATTTCGGTGCCGATGTCCGTGGTGTAAGCCAGGCGCGTGAACCGCTCAGTCATAACCACCTTCATACACCACTGCTTATAGGCTTCCCGGCCGTCTGCCTCCACGATTTTGCCCGCTCCGTCCTGGAGAAAGTCGCCGGTGTCGAAGTCAAAGTATAAACTCCGGCGGTATTTCCGCTCCTGGGCAGCCGCCGGAGTTTCAATGGTGGGTACAGAATAGGTCGGGAAGAGGTTTTGTATTGTTGCCACGAGCCTCCTCCTCTCATAACACAGACGCGGGGAGTACCAGGTCAATCACCACGGCGTCGTTTTGCACCCAGGCCACGAGAACGCGATCCCCAGGCAGCAGCTTCCGCATCTTCTCGGGAATCAGAACGTCGTGGACGTGGGGGCCTTCGTTGGTATGGGTGTGGCTGCCATCCCCGCCGGTATGCCCGCCATGAGTGCCGCTGCTCCCATGGCTGTGGGTTCCGTCATTGGGCTTGCCGGCCTGGATGGTATAGGTCAAATGCCCACTGGTGGGGCCGATGGTAAGCTGGCGGCATACGAGATAGTCACCTTTGGGGATGGGCTTGGGGTAGGTGTTCGTGAGGAGGCTGTAATCCCCCTGTATTTCCCCAAAGTCCAGGATCAGGGATGAATTGGCGTTCCGCTCCCGATCCATGCGCTCCTTGAAGACCCGGGCCAGTTTATTGGTGCCGGGGTTTCCTTCTGCCGGGTTCACGGCTCCTCACTCCTCTCATGCTTTGGTGATGGTGTTGGGGTAGACCCAGCCAATACCGTCCACATGATAGGGGCACGGACGGCTGGTATCGACTTTGATGGTGATGGTGCAGGTGCGGCCGCTGAAGGTCTTTCCCTTTCCTGTGCCATAGCTGTCGCGGTAGACGGCACCGTTGAGGATCACCTTGTCGCCCTTGTTGAAGTCGGTGCTGGCCGTCTCCTGTGCCTGCTCCGATTGCCCCGAGGTCTCCTCAAAGGGCTTGATGCCCATGGTCATGGAGCAGGACGCCGCATTGTGCTGCACAGACAGGACGATATAATAGCCGTCCAGCGTCCGGCCAGTAACGTGTATCTTGTCGCCCTTCCGGATGGTCGGCACATCGGGCCCCTGAATGGTGGTGCTGCGGGTGTCTGCCTCGCTGTCACTGATGATCTTCTGGGCTGCCGCTTTGGCGGTTGCAAGGCTGTCATTCTCCTGGCGGTTGTAAATGCGTTGCCGGGTGCCGAATTGGGTCTGCCCGTCCACAATGGCTTCGACCGCCTGGCGTCCCTCTCTGTCCTCCTTGCCGACCACCTTCACGCGGGTAATGAGCCCCTGAACGCTCACCTTGTCTTTGGTGACCTCAATGCTGCCGTCGTCGTCGAAGTGATAGATGGTGTCGTTCCCGCCTTCAGGAAGGACGCTCACCATTCCCTTGGAGGCCCGGATTATGCACTTCTCGGCACCCTGTTTCACGGCGTCGTCCAGAAGCTGCTCAATCATATCGCTGATATACTCGTTCTTGAAGGGCGTTTTTGCGTGGGGCACATCGGGCCCTTTGTACTCCCCGACAGGTATGCCCCAATCGGAGAAAATGGCCGTCAGCGCGGCCTTGGTGCCCGTACCGGCGGTAATATAGCGGTTATCCTGGCTGCCCTGCAAATCGAAAAGCTCGTCATAGGCGAGGATGGAAAAGGTGTCCTGGGAACTCCGGTTGCTGGTGTCCCAATCAACGATGCTTCCCCGGGCGACCTCCTCGGTGCCGTCCCCCCAGTCAGCCACGACCGCGACGACACACCCCGGCTTCAGAATATCCGACAGGTATTTTCCCTTGTACTTGGTGTTGTGGACGGTGAGGCTGACCCGCATGGCCAGCTCTCCTTCGCCTTCTTCCCAGCCCTGGTCTTCGGTGGACCCGGTGATGTCCAGTTGCGTTCCATCCTCCAAAATGCCGATGAATTGGTACTTCAGCTTTTTAACATCAATCAAGGCGGAACCCCCTTTAGCTCGGCAGGGTGAAGACCTGGCCGGGATAAATCAGATTCGGGTTGCTGCCGATGGTGCTCTTGTTCAGCTCGTATATCTCATTGTAGCGTGACCCGCTTCCGAGATACTGCTTCGCAATAGCCCAGAGGCTATCCCCACTTTTGACAGTGTAGGTTTTGGCCGACGCTGCTGCTGGCGCCGGCCGGGTGGCAGAACTGGTTTCGTTGGTCTTGGCTGCCGGCTTGATGTTCAGCTCCGAAGTGGTGTAAACCTTGATTTCTTTGGCCTCGGTGAAGGTGACGCTGTAAGAAACATCCCCTGCGCCGCCGCTGTTCGTGGCCGTGAAATCAGAAATATAGACCTCATGGTTAATGAAAGTTTCGGTTATCATCAGGAGCAAAATGGTGCCGTCGTTTCGCCATTGGTCGAAGATACCCTCCAACTCCTTTGGCTCCATCCAGAAGTGGCTCTTGATAAAGCCGTAACTCTTCCGGCCGGAGCCGGGGAAGGTGCCATCCCAGGAGAACGTCAGCAGCTTCGTCCCCCTGGGTAGCTTTACCTCCCCGATATTGATAATGTCATAGCTTTGGAATTTGGTGCTTGCTTTGCGCTTCACCTTTTCCGGCAGCATGGAGAGCGCGATCCTGGTTCCGCTCTCCTTTTCGGTGATGTAGATGTCCAAATATCACGCACCTCCTTTCACCGGCATATTGGCAAAAATGCGGGCCAGCCGCTCGGCCAGCTCGTCGCTGATGTCGTCCACCATTTCCCGAATACGGGCCTTGATGATGGCGACGATCCCCTCTTCATCAAGGCCGCTGTCTCTGGCCTCGATTACGAATTGCGGGGTCATTTCCAGATGAATGTCAACTCTGGGGCCACCTGTGCTTCCGGTTTCCAGGGGGACGGTGTGCTCCTCGTCGGTGGTTCCTACAATACCGCCGTCCGCATAAGGCCGCACTCCCAAAGCCTGGCCGGTACGCTCCCACAGGTCGATGCCACGGCTACGCTTGGAAGGGGACAGGGGGATAATGCTCTCAGCCCCATCCTCTGCCACGATGCCCATGTGCGGCTTTGTCATAATGCCCCCCCAGGCGTGCTCTGTGGCGTCGGAATAGCCGGAACCGAATGCCCCTGTTACCTTATCCCACACACCTCCGAAGAAGCCGCTGACGTTCGACCATAGGCCATCCCAGAAGCCGTTCCAGGCATTTGGAATGGTTACAGTGAAGAACTCGGATACTTTGCTGGTGAGGTTGCCCCACCATGTTGGAATACTCTCAGTAAAGAAATTACCAACTCCATCCCAGAAATCCGTCCATTTATTTGGAATTGTAACTGTAAAGAACTCAGTTGCTCCCGTTTTGACACCTTCCCACCAAGTCGGGATAGTTTCGGTAAAAAAGTTCCCGACCCCGTCCCAGAACTCTGTCCACTTGGCTGGAATTGTTACGGTGAAAAAAGTTGTTGCTCCGGCTTTCACGTTCTCCCACCACGCGGGAACACTTTCGGTAAAGAAGTTACCTACGCCGTTCCAGAACTCTGTCCATTTCGACGGGAGGGTTTCAGTAAAGAAGGTCTGTACCTTGCCTGTGGCAAAGCCAAGACCATAGGGGATTGTTTCGGTAAAGAAATCTCCCACGCCATCCCAAAATTCCCCCCACTTCTCTGGGAGGGTTTCGGAGAAGAACGTGCCCACGGCATCCCCCATGTTGTTGATCCAGCCGCCCTCGTCCAGCGCATCAGAAAGAGCTTCGCCGATGCTGTCGCCTCCAAGAAGAGCACCGATACCGCCGACGCCAGCTCCGACCAGGGCACCGACGCCGGTGCCCACAACGGGAACTACGGAGCCCACAGCGGCGCCGATGCCGGCCCCGGCACCTATCATACCGATTTTGGTTCCACCCTTGGCATACTCATCCTGTGCGGACTTGCCGCTGGTCTGGGTGCCTCGGATGATGTTCCGAATGCCGTCGATGATGCCAATGCCGCCAAGAATGCCGCTTCCGATACTGGCTGCGCCGGCCGCTGCTGCGCCGGCAGCAGTGCTGGCACCGCTGCCCAAGGCCACGCCTGCCTTTGCCAAAAGTGACCCAATAACACCGCCGGGTGCCTGGGCCAGCCATGCCGCCTTACCGCCGCCGGCTGCCGTAGTTACAACTTCTCCCGGAAGTGCGAGCTGCCTACCCGGAAGGGCCAGGGGAGCACCGCCTATGAGAGCACGACCTACACCACCAGCTCCGGCACCGGCGAGTACCGGAAGTGAGCTACCAGAAGCACCCGCCACATTCGCCGCTGTGGAAGTCCGATTTCCAATGCTGTTTCCATAGACGTTGACAACGCTGGCGGTCACATTCATGGTTGTGGTGGTGTATCTACTTCCGCCTGATGCACCGGCCGCTTCTGTCGCCTTGCTGCCCTTTCCTCCGAAGAGGTTCTTCAGCTCGGCCAGCTTCCCCAGGCCGGTTATGATGCCTCCCAGCATTTTGGCTCCAATACCGATGCCAATCGCAGCAACGATTTCCTTGTTTTCGTCAGCCCAGGTCTTCAGGGCTGCGGTGATCTTCTCGGTGTCAAATCCCTGGGCGAACCCGTCGATGAAGGAGCTGCCCACAGTTTTTCCGTCTGCGAGAGCGTCGCTTACATCAATGCCAAGCAACCCAAGGAGGCCGGTGGTGATGGCGCTTCCAAGGCCGTGTCCGATACTGGCCGCTTTCTCGGACAACCAGGCTTTCCCCGTACTATTCCACCAGGCATCAAAGGGCTCCGCAATTATTTTGTCCCAGGCAAGACTTACTTTCTCCCCAAAGGATTCTGCATCCTTCCACTCCTGGGAGTTCACAAGGTCGCTGACGGTCTTCCGGAGGCCGTCAATCCTATCCATAACCCATTTGCTGATGTTGGCACCGGCCTCTTTCCAAGCCTCGCCCCATTCGGCAACGGTGTCCTGGTTCTCATCGAGCCAAGTGGTGACCTTCTCCAGGCCGGGCTTAACACCTTCCCATAGACCTTCACCCCAGTTTCGAATCAGGTTGTTTTGGACTGTGTCCTTTATGGTGCTTATCATGCCTTTGGCCGTTTTGGACTGGTTTGCCATCATGCCGCCGAACCGCTTATCCATGCCGGTGAGGAGAGCTTGGATAGCCACCGAGGCATTTACGCTCTCATTTCCGATGTTGGCAACCTGCTCCGCCGTTAGGCCAAGCTCTTGCTGAAGGATCTCCGCTGCCGGCACGCCCATTTCCTGGAGCTGAAGCAGCTCCTCGGCTTGGACGCGGCCCTTTGCGTACATCTGCCCCAGGGCCCGAGTGATCCGGTCGATACCTTCAGCTCCAGCACCGAGGCCGCTGGATGTATCGCCAATGGTCTCCATCATGTCCAGGATATTGTCTGCCTGGAAACCGAAGGCCAATAGCAGTTTGCTGCTGTCCAGCAGCTCGGGGAACTCAAAGGGCGTCGTATTGGCGAATTGCTGGGCCTCTTTCAAGAACTTGGTGGCCTTTTCGGCGCTGCCCAGCAGGGTGTTGAAGGCCACCACCGTCTGCTCATAGTCTCCGGCCAGGTTCATCGGCTGGTAGATGCCAGCAAATGCCCCCGTTGCCCCGAGCACGGCACCCTGGATTGATGTTACCAGGTTCAAAACGCCCCGAAGGGGGGCGGTGGCAACATCCAAGACCTTCAGGGTAAAGCTGAAAGTCCTCCCGGCGAAGCCGCCCACCTTGGAGCGGACGGCTCCGATAACGCTGCTGGCTCTGTCCAGCGCGTCCAGCACCACCCGGTATTTAGTGCGGTTCATCTTGTCCAAACGCTCTTGTGTCTTTCGGTTCACATCGTCAAAGGATTTCACCTTGCGCTTTGCGCTGCTTACGCCAGGCTCGGTATTGTCCTCGACATCAATGGGGATTTCAATGCGAAAAGTTTCAGCCGCCATCCGTTTCCCCCCTTCCGTTGGTATCGGCGTCTATCTGCGCCCGCATGGATGCCCGGACAAAGATGCCGGTTCCTGGGCACGTCATGGCCTCCTCGGTCGATGTAAAGCCGGCGGCAGCCGCCCACGCCTCAAAACCGATACGCTGCAAGACGTGGTGGAGCAGGGTAGCTCTCCCGCCGGCCATGATTAGTTTTTTGTGGTGTCCTCTGCCATCATGGAATAGCCGCTGATTTTGTCGATATACTCCAGAATGGCGTCCTTCTCGCCGGCCTTCAGCACTCGGCCAATCAGCTCCACGCCGTTGATTACATCCAGGCGGCGCCATGCCTCGTGGTTATCCCACAGGCGCTCTCTGTCCTCCTTGACAGTGGCCTCGTAGATCAGGGCATTCCGATAGGAGATAGAATCGGTCTTCTCCGGCACACGGATACCGAGCTGCTTATTGCGGACGTACTTGGTGTACCGCTCCTTGCACTTCTGGTAGTCCTCTTCGCGGAGCGGATGCACCCGGAACTTGAAATAGACGACCCCGTTCCGTGCGACCTCCATAGGATAGGTTTCCTCCTCGCTCTCCTTGAAGCTAGCAGCAGCCAGAAGGCCACCCAGAATATCGTCCTCATATCTCCGCAAGGTGTCCTTCCCCTCGGGGGTGGTGGGATCGAGCTCTTCATCGGTGCCGGTTTCGGTTCTGATTTCGTCATAGCTGCTCATAAATCTGTTCCTCCTTATGGAGCAAGGCCGCCCCGCTGTCAGGGGCGGCCTTGCTTATTTGGGTGATATTTTCCCGGGTATGTGAGCTGTTTCCTTTTTGGAAACAGCTTGCGCATGAAATCACGCAGTCAAGAGCTTCTGAAGCTCGGGGGGCTCGTTGACGAACATGCTCCAGGCTCGCTTCAGCAGATCGCCCACGGTCACGTTCTGAAGGTCAATGGCACCGCTGGGCACACACTGGCGGTAGTTCATCCGCTGCTCGCTGCCGTTGCGCCCCTTGACAACGCCCTGGAAATTCCAGCTCGGCATGTTGCCACTGACCATGCCATCGAACAGTTCAGAGATAAATCGTTCATCGGTGACGACTACCTCGGTGAAGGTGAGGGTCACGCCATAGCTCTGGAACACCTCATGCTCCTGGGCATCGCCCAGAGGCTGGTACTTGGCGTTGGTTACATTCACCTGGGTCTGAAAGCTCTCACAGGTCGCCAGCATTGTGCCGTCGTCGCTGTAAAGAGCACCGTCTTTCCCGGTCAGAGCCAGTCGGGTATCAATGGGGCCTCTGTTATTCAGCATCGCTTCTCACTCCTCTCTTACTCGGCTCCGCTGGTATCGGCCGCAAACCGGAACCGGTAGGTCATGTACGCCTTCTCCATGCTGTCCTTGTCGTAGACCTCAAAGACGAACCAGGCGCTGTCTCCCTGGGCCGGGTTGCTGTCATCTTCCAGCATCTTCGTCCCATCCAGGAGCTTCTTCTCTCCGATCATGGTCTTAATGACACCGTTGCCGGCGGCAATCACGGTCGCCCGGCCATCAGTGTCATTATCTACCTTGCCCACCAGCTTCTCGGTGGTGTCGTCCACGCGCTGCATCAGCTCAAAGCGGGTCTTGACACGGCGGATCTTCTTCCAGCCCTCGTCCTGCTCCCCGTTGGGGGTGATAAGGGTGTTGATTCCCTGCTCGATCTGAACCTGACCGCTCTCGTTCTTGGTGAGGACGATACAGCCCTTCTTCAGCGCATTGATAATCTGGGTGTTGGTGAGGGATTCCACCAGGTCGGTCATACCAGACAGCACCTCGTGAGTGAGGCTCTGGTTGGATGCAATGGCCGCAATTATGCCGCCGACCCGGGCGGCCAGCTTGTAGCCCTCATAGACGTTCCCGCTGGCGTCCTTGGCGGAGTTGAGGACATAGTGCATCTTGGGGTCGTTGAATGCAGCCGCGTTTGTCATGCGGGTGTCGAGGGCGGTGCTGGTCTTGGGTGCGACACAGCCCATGGGGTAGGCCCCCGCCTCATAAATGCGGTTGAGGTAGGTTGCCATCAGAGTATGAATAGCGGTGTCCTCGGTGTCTACGCACAGCACATTCCAGACGTAGGGCTCCAGTGCGTCAAACGCCGCACTGTACTCCGTCGTGGAGGCAGTGGGATTGGTGCCGGGGGTAATGACCTCCTGGAGCACATCCTTCAGCGGGCCATTCACGCTGTCCTCCGGAGTGAAGATAAAATCCTTCGTCTTGGCAGCCAGCGCCTCCTTCAGCGCCTTGGGCTCTCCCTCGCCGGAGGGGAAGGATACCTTCAGGAACTCGGTCGTACCGTCATAGATGATGCACTCCCGGTCGTCCGTGGTGAGGCTGTCCCGAATGGTGACGGTAAACTTGCGGTCACCGACATAGGCTCCCGTAAGGGTGCCTGCGTCCGTTTCCGAGTTATTCTTCAGCTTGACGCTGGGAACCGTACCCCCGGTGCCGGCGCGGACGAAGAATCCAGAGGTGATGCCTCCGTCGAACATCTTGGTAATCAGGTCTTCCGTCTTTCCAGAACCGAAAATCTGATTGACCTTGGTGCTGGGCTCCATCTCGATTGCCTGATTCAGCGGGCCCCAGTTGGCCTGGATCACGCCGGCGCCGATGCCGTTGATGGCGCCGGCAATCGAAACGCCGCCGGCGTTCTCATAGCGGTGGTAAATGCCGGGGCGGGTTTTGGTTTCGCCAATGGTAAATGTTCCGGCCATAATTATTTGACCTCCTTCTTCGCAAAATCTTCAGCCAGCTTTTTCGCCTGGGACTTGGAAGCCCTGGTGAGGCCGGCTGTCTTCAAGGCTGCCGCCATAATATCGGGCGACACCCCAAATTTGGATCGGGCTGCGGAAACGAGCTCCTTGGCAGAATACTCCGCTTCAGGTGCCGCGGTGCCAGCAGCTTTCGTTGCGGTTTTCTGGGCCATGTTGACCCTCCTTTCTCACGGGTGGTAAGTGTGCATAAGGGGATGTGCATAGGGTTTCCGGCGCAGCAGGCCGAACCGGACGGAAAGCTGGAGCTGCCCCGCCGCAAGTGCAGACGCGCCGCTGTCGGCCTTGATATTGGTGAGGAACATAGGGGACTTATCCAGCATAATCACCTCGCCGTCCAAGGCCAAGGTGTCCACCAATGCCTTCAGCCACTTTATCCGCACCGCCTCCGGCGCGAAGATATGTCCCATCAGCACTCCATTCATCCATGCGACGGTGTTCGTTTCCCGATATAGGGACAGGGATAAAATACGAAAGTAGAAAATGGGCTGCTGCTCTGTGGCAGTGTTGAAGGGGGCCAGGGTGTCCCGCCCAATGACAAGGGCACCGGGGGCCCAATTCTTAACATACTCATTGATGGCAAGCACTGGATCTGGGTCTGTGGTTTCATGGGGTGGGAAGGCGAACAGGTCAAACAGGACGGTGATACCGTTTACCAGAGCTTCGTCGCTGCGCTGGGCCTGGAATGCGTCAGAGCTTGCCCACGACAGGCTGAAAGGCGGGGTTCCGTCTGGCTGAAGGAAAATGTCGCGTAGGGCGGTTCTGACTTCCGGCTCCAGGTTCTCCGGTGGCTCCACGTTCTCACTGCACCAGATATTGACTGTGAGCTTTCCCTCGGCGTGGCGTTCTGGATTGCTCTGCATGTCCACGATGTAGTCGATGCGGGGATATTGAGACTTGCCGTCCCAGCCCTCCGCTGTGTCCCCAGGAGTGGACTGGTAAAACACAGCGGGCTCCCCATCCCACCTTGCCAGTTTTGCCGCCAGAGCTTCCGTCCCTGTGAGGCGGGAATAAATCAGATCTTCCAGTGTCACAGCTCCGTGCCCTCCTCCTGGATGTCCTTCAGGTCTTCTGACCACAGGAGCGTCCATTTTCCATCCGCAACTTCGGCCGCTTTGATGGGGAAGTAGTTTGACACGTTCCGCAGCCCCGGAAGATAGAGGACAACCAGCTCCAACTCGGAGGCAGCGGCAATGATGCCATTTCTGGGCTCCGGCCATGTATGGTATTGTGCTCGCACCAAATCCCCAATGTGTACGGCCTCCAAGTCAAATGACTTCACGGAACTTTCTTTAATCAGCGGCATTTCGCTCCTCCTTTCCTTCAGGTGTGGTTGTAAGGCTGGCCGAATATCGTCATAACCTTCGGTTTTGCCTTTTCGATGATAGGCTCTTCAAATGGCCTGGGTGCCATTTTGTGGGTGCCCTCTTGGAGAATAGGGGCATACTTCTTATCCGTCCAGATAGCCGGCCGGATTTTGACTGTCTTCCCGTCCTTTTCTGATTTTGCCTGCTGCTTCCAGCTCACCCGGAGACCGCCGGTTCTCACGGCCGGCGGCTCTCCGGGTGCAGAAGCCGTATAGGTACTGCTGGAGTGCGGCCGCTTATAAATACGGCCGCTGCGCTGTCCACGGAGCACCTGGAGGGCCGCGTTTCTCAGCTCGTTGGCCGCCCGGAAGCCCCTGGATTTTGCTTGCGCCGTCACTTGGCCCACGATGCCGGCCACGGCATCATCCAGGTTGATCTCCATCGACATCGCTCCTTTCCTCCGCATAATAAATCGTCCAGAGGCCCAAATCTCCAGGGCAATCAACGCCTTGAATATAGAAATAGCGCCCTTGGTACACGAGGCGGTCTTCTGGCCCCGCCTTAGGCCGCCCGCGCTGGGTGATGGTGTGAGTGATAGGGTGTGCGTTCTGCTGGCGGAACCGCTCTATCTCCTCTGGCTTGGCCTCTGCCAAGACGGCCAGGAGGTGTTGGGCTCCTTCAGACTGGAATGCCGCTGTTTTTCGGCCCCGGCTGGTCTTCCCGGTGATGCGCTTTTCTACCCAGAAATCTTTGAAGAGGTTTCCCGGCCTAAGGTACAAGGTGCCCACCTCGTTTCCCTCTGGTGGAGCCCATTTCCCGGTTATCGTGCATCCCTTCGTAGAAATAGGGCGGG